TTAGTGGCTAAATTAGAAAGAGGTCAAAATATATCCGAAGGTTTATTACCAGCATCTTCTCGTAGTATGACTTGGTGTGACTTATTCTATATAGCTGCTGTAGATGTAACTAGAGATAAAGCAGTATTAATTACACGTTATCCTATCGATAGCTGTTATAACCAATTCCCTTCTCTTATCAATGTAAACTCTACAGTTAAGACAGAACCTATGGTTATAAATGGTAAGTTCTATAAGACTTATCCTAGAATCAGAAAAGAAGATATCGGTGTAAATACATCTAACTTATTTATTGATACTCTTCAAATCTCTAACGTATATCTAGGGTCTATCGGTGGTGACTATGATGGTGACCAAGTAACAGTTAAAGGTATTTATTCTACTGATGCAAATAAAGAAGTTAGAGACTTCTTACAATCTAAAAATAGATATATTTCCTTTGGTCAAAAGAATATCATGAAAACTACTAATGAAGGTGCTATTGCTTTATACTCACTTACATTAGACTTAGAAAAACCAGGTACTTTTACAGAACCTGAATTCAAATATTAGGAAGGGAACGTAGAAAATGGAAACAATGCAAAACTATCAAGCTGGTTCGGCTGATATGTTTATACAAACAGTAGCGGCTAAGATGTCTAAAGCTTTTATAGAAACAATTCAAGAGCAAGGATTTAATCCAGCTATTGTAGATGTGGGTACTTTACAAGAAGCAATTGTATCTGAATATATGAAAAATATTCTTTGTTGTGTATACGATAGAGTAGATTATGATAATATTCGTCTTACATCTATCACACAAGAAGTATATAAAAACAAAGCATCTGATTTCTATACTATAGATATTATGGAATACGTTAGACTTGTAGCATATGGTAGAACTGTAATGAGAAGTTCATGTGATTATGCTGATAGATGCTTCTTGATTTATCTAAATCTTTTAGTTGGCGATTTCTTCGGTCAATATAAATTAGCCGATGGATTTGAAGCAGAACGTAGTAATATTGTCAGTGAAGTTATTAGATTAACTCCATTCGATACTATGAAAACCAAATTAGAATTATCTAAAGCTTACTATCAAAAGTTTGGTACTGGTAGTGAAGTCAGAGAATTAGAAGAAAACTTCAAAAAACTAAAAGCTTTATATGATGAAAAGTACTATGCAGAAAAGAGTGAGACAAATGATGGAGCTAAATAAGACTGTCTTAAATCGATTTGAAAGCGAATTGAAATATACTAAGTTGGATATTGTACTAAAAGCTTTAACCGATTCTGTATATTTACAATCTATGGATAATCTAGAATTCAAACCTTCTAAGATTATCTCTAAAGCTTTAGAAAATAATCCTATTATTAAACCAAATATTCCAATTTCTGATATAGCTGTATATTATATAAATGATGTGGTATTTCTTAAACATGCAGAGTATAAAGGAATTGATATAACTCATTACCCATACTTTGATAATGGTACCTTAACATTAATGAACTATGAACACTTCAGTCGATATGTTGACTTATCCAATTTAATTGACATCTTCCGTGATATTTTCTTCAGAAAATATAATTCAGATGATGCTTCTTTATTTATGGATATTGCGTTGATACAATATTTAGAAAGAATGATTAGTTCTGGTAAAGTTACTACAGTAGACGTAATGCGTGTTGAAAGTAATAAATACTTTATTAATCAAATGAATAAGAAATACAACCTAATTAATTTTCCACACATTTATATTAAATAACAAACCAAACTCGGAGTACCCAATATTGGGTACTCCACTTATTTTCGATCTTTTGGTCAACTGTTAAATAATCAGAAAGGAGTATATATTATGCGATTATGGGGACTTAAACTTGTAAATTTTATTGGTATATATAATGGCTGTGGTCGAGAACAAATCACCATCGACTTCAGTAAATGTAAGAATAATATCTTAGTAATAAAAGGTGATAATGGGTCTGGTAAAAGTACTTTATTTAAAGCACTCAATCCATTCAGCGACCCAACTAGTGCACTTGTCCCTAATAAGAATGGTGCTAAAATTATATCTTATCTTATGAATGATGGTTCTATAGTTCATATAGAGTATCTTTATAAGATATCCTCATCTGGACTTAGAACTTCTACTTGTCATATCAAGAAAGAAATTCCAGGTGCTGGAATTACAGAAATGAATCCAAATGGTAATGTCAAAGATGCTAAAGAAATTATATGTCAGTTAATGGATATAGATTCTGGTATTATGACATTAGCACAATTATCTTCTGATGATAGAGGCTTAGCTGATAAGACCCCATCTGAACGAAAGAAATATATTAACTCAAAGATATCCGAGTTGGATGCTTTTAATGAAATCTATAAAAAGATTAGTAAGAAGTCTTCTTCTCTTAAGTCTATGCTAAATAGTCTTACTACTAAACTAGATGCTATTGGCGACACTAGAGTTATCCAAACTAATATTGGTCATCTAGAAAACCAATATCAGAATATGGATAAAGATAAGATTGACTTAAATATCAAAATCAAAGAAACTAAAGACAGACTAGAAACTATTAAGTCTGATATTAGTGATGCTTTGTTAGCTAGAGAAGAATTAGGTAATCTTAGAACTACTTTACGTAATTATGAAAGTAAGATAGGTCAAGATACTGAATATTCTGATGCTGGATTGATTAGATTAAAATCTGCTATAGAATTAAAAGAGAAAGAGAAAGAATCTGTAACTAAAGATATTGAATCTTTGAATACTAGACGTTCTAAGATTAACGAAAGTATTATGAATAAACGGGTTCAAATAGATTCTTTATCTGATGATGAAACTATTGAAACTCTTAAGAACCAATTAGAAACTCTTAAAACAAATAAAGAGTTAGTTGATACTAGATTTAAGAGTCTTGGGTTTACTAAATATGAAGATGTGTCTGTAGATGAGTACAATTATGCTATAGAGACCATAGATGAACTTCAAAACCTTTCCCAAACTCTCCTAAACCGTTACGATGACAACGTAGTATTTGATAGAATGGCTTTAATTGTAACTAATCAAGCCAGTTCCACTGAATATAACCTAGAATCTCTAGATTTCCTTAAAAATAGAATTCAAGAGATAGAAAACAAATTATCTGAGCATTATAGACTAGAAAAGATAGCTGAAAGTTATGATAAGATTCCTAAGGATTGTAATAATCTTAATTCTTGTTTCTTTATCAAAGATATTGTAGAAGCTAAGTCTAAATTACTAGATGCTGAAGAAGTATTACAATTAGAAGAGACTTTACAACGAATGAGACAGAATGCTGTGGAATATAAGCATAAGATGGATATTCAAGCTAAAGCTGTAGAGGATTCTTCCATAGCTGTTAGTTTCTTAAGTCTTATTAAGAGCTCTATCAATATCATTACTAAATTTCCAATTAAATTGAAGTATGAAAATGATTATGATTTGCTCAATAATCTATTCTACTCTAAATCAGTTGGTTTAGAAATAGACTTACGTCCATATCAAGAATATCAAAACTTGTTTATCGATTCTAAGTCTTATCAGAAGGATATCGATGAATTAGAAAAGCAATTAATGAGCATTTCTAATAGTTCTACTCTAATAGTACAACTCCGAAACGATATCGAGTCTCTTGAGAAAGAATACAATCAAATTAGTGTAGAAATTCAAGAGAACAAAGATAAACTCAATACTATTTCAGATGTAATTACAACTACCTCGGTTAATGTAACTAGATATGAAGAAAATCTAGCTCTTTATGGTGAGTATAAATCACTTAAGAATAAAGAATCTGAATTAAGTGACCTTGTATCAAAGAATCAAGATAAATATCAAGAGTCTATCTCTCTAGAAACTAAATTGACTGAGTTGAATAATCGTTTATCCAGATTAGTCAATATAGAAATGGGAGATATACAATCTCAGATTCAAAAGCTTAAGTTTGCATTAGCTCAATTCGATGAGTATTCTATTGAGTATGCTAATTATGCTGAAGAATTCAATAAGGTAGAAGTAATTAAGAAGTATTGTTCTCCTACAACCGGTATCCAAACTCTATTCATGGAAATGTATATGAATAAAGTTATCGGTATTTCTAATTCATTACTATCTATGCTATTTGGTGGTGAGTTTGTATTACAACCATTCGTAGTAAATGAAAAGGAATTTAAAATGCCAGTATTAGGTTCTGGTATTCTAAACGATGATATATCTTCTATGAGTACATCTCAAATCTGTATGATTAGTATGATATTATCCTTTGCATTACTACATGAATCTTCGTCTATCTATAATATAATCAAGATAGACGAATTAGAAGGTGGTTTAGATACACAAAACCGTCTAGCATTCTTTGGTGTATTACAAAACTTAATGCAAGTACTTATGATTGATCAATGTATTATGATCTCCCACAATGCTGAGCTTAATATGGGCTTCATGGATGTAATTGTATTAAGAAATACAGATCCTACGAGCAACTATAAAGAAGGTAATGTAATCTTTGAACTTTAAGCGAAAGATATTGGAGTATCTCATATGAGATACTCCATATTCTTATCTAAAATTCATCAGCAGCACGACTACCAACTAGTTTAAGTTTGTATGTTTTGTTGATAGATGCATTACGAGCAATACCATTACGGATATCAACTACACAGCCACCCAAGATGAAATCTGCTGGGATAGGCATGTTTGGTACTTGTTGACCAGTACGTGTATCGATTACTTCAAACCATTTATTTTGGTTAGATTGATCATATACAACTACTGTTTCAACGAATGGATTGGAAGAGTTAAGCATAGCATTTTGTTCTGGAGTCATATTTTGTACATATGCATCAAAACCAGAATCACCATCAGCTGTTACCATACCAGTAGCAGGGTCATTGAAAACTGGAACACCCATTTCTGGAGTATTGATAGTTGCTGGATGGATATTACGCATAGCTTGAGGGATAGCACCCATAGGAGCATTCATAAATGCATTGAAGCTATCCATTACACGTTTTTCATCACTATCAGCATTGGAGTCAATAGCAAGTTCTTTGTGTTTAGACAATTCAAGTCGATGAGCGTTGGTAATAGTATTAGCCATTTCACGAGCAATAGAGATTTTATTGCTATATAAAGACCCAAGAGTACTAGTCATATTGGAAATGTAATCATATTTCCCTTTAAGAGTACGAGCATGACGTACATCTTCAAGATCTTTACGAACTGTTTGTGCGAGTTCTTCGATTTGCACAGCAGTTTGAGTCAATACATTACGAGGAATATCGTAAGTACTGAAATAAGTTTTGTCTGAGTTTAAAGGAGTCTTAGCTGGTTCTTTATTAAGATCATTAGGATCTACAGCTTTAACTGCTTTTTTACGTGCTGGTTTCTTTTCTTGAGTGTATTCAGTAGGAACACTCAATTCTTTAGAATCCATTTTCATTAATTCGCCCATAGGATTAAAATTCTTAAGGGCATCTTTTTGACGTTCTTCCTCTTCAGTATAGAACGTTACTGGTTGTAGTAATTCATTACTCATTATTATATACCTCACATTTTCAAAATTATTTTTCTGATTTACCTTATTGTATAAATAGTGAATTTTAACGAGACACCTAAATAACTAAAATTGAAAGGAGTTGTGATAATATGCCTTTAATCCCCGGTTATCCTAAAGGTTCTGATCTAACAGTAATAGATGTAAGATATTCTGGTAAAACAAAAGACGAAGAAACAGGTAAATGGAAAGATGATTTCCTTAATATCATATATAGAGATAATGTAACAGGTGAGAAGAAATCCTGTCTTAAAATGAAACCAAAATTTACTTACTACATCCTAAAACCTGAAAAGGTTACAAATTATCATCAATTTTTCGTAAGCAAAGATGATTTGATTGAATGTGAATGTGAGTATAGTAAACTAAAAAGAGATATTTGTGATAGACTTGGTTTAGATAGAAGTATAGCTTATGAAGGTAATAGTGTATTAGCAGATAATCGTGTATTTGAAGCTGATATCAAGATTGCTGACTTCTATCGTATGAAGTTTAATGAAGAATATACAAATGATATCATTACTCCTACTAAATCATTCCTAGATATCGAAGTTGACGGTATTAATATCAAAGGAGACTTCCCAGAACCTGGTGAGTGCCCTATTAATGCTGTATCATATCTTGAATTTGAAACTAAGACAATCACTACAGTCTTATTACGTAATCCAGAGAATCCTTTAATAGAAAAATTCGAAAAGAACCTTTCTAATTATGATAAAGAATTCAAAGAACTTCTAACCCAAGTATTGGGTGGAGAAGAAATGGTTAAGAAATTCGAATTAGAAAATCTTACTACTAAGATTGCTTTCTATGATGATGAAGTATCCATGTTACAGGATTTATTTGGATATATCAATTCAAAGAAACCTGACTTCATTCTTGCATGGAACATGGCATTCGATATTCCATTTATTATTCAACGTCTTAATAACCTAGGAGTAGATGCTGCTGATATTATGTGTGACCCTATTGTATTAGGTGAACGTAAATGTAGATACTATGAAGACTTGTTACATAAACAACAACTAGAAGCTCGTGGTGACTTTGCTGATATCAGTTCTACATCTAACTACCTAGACCAAATGATTCATTTCATGTCTAGACGTAAAGGTCAATCTACATTTAAGAATAGTAAATTGGATTACATCGGTGAAGTAGTAGCAGGTGTTCGTAAGTTGGATTATTCTGATATTACAACTTCTGTAACCAAATTACCTTATTTGAATTATGATATCTTTGTTAAATACAACATGATCGACGTTATCGTTCAGTATTGTATTGAGCATAAGACTGGTGATATTGATTACGTATTCAATAAGGTATTGCAAAACTCTACTTCATATAGTAAAGTACATAGACAAACTGTATACTTAGCTAACCGTGCAGTAATGTTATTTAAAGAATATGGTAATTATGTTCTTGGTAATAACGTAAACCGTTTCAAAGAAAAAGATAATACCAAATATTCTGGTGCATTTGTAGCCAATCCTACATTGATATCTGATAAGATTAAAACTAAAACAACTTTAGGTTCTAATATCAGTCTTATTAATAACGTAATTGACTATGACTACACTCGTATGTATCCATCTATTACACAACAAGCAAATCTAGCTCCTAATACACAAATAGGCAGATTAGATATTCCAAATAAAGTATATAAGAATGAGAATGCAATTCATAATCCGAAGTATGTACGTTCTGGTGCTTATATAGAAGACTTAACTTCTGATAATTATTTGGTATTCGCTAATAGATGGTTGCATTTAGCCAACTTCAATGAACTATATGAAGATATTGTAGAATATTTCAATTATAATGAAATACCATATGATAGAAACTTCAATGCCGTAGGTAATCATTATGATTTACCTATAGCACCTGTACGTTATATGGGTGATGATACTTTAATCAATCCAGTTCAATATATGCCTTATGAAAGAAACAATACTGAATTCCCTGGATTACCAGAACGTATTAGAGAAGATATAAAAGAAATTTATAATAGAGGAGTTCTAAATGTATCAAGAGTTGACTTTGACGACGATTAAAGGTATTCTTGATTACAATAAACTTATGAAAGCTCACATTCTTATGTGGTCCAATCAAGGTCAATCCTTGATTGGATTCTCTGAGAATGAATTAGCTCCATTTGTAATCAAAACTTTAAATGTTCGTCCAGACTTTATTCCACCAGAAACACAAAACTTCGTGGTTAAAGTAAATGACCTTACAAAGTTTAGTAAAGTAATGCTTGAGAAACCAGATACAACTAAACTGTATATGGATTTAAATGAAATGTATAGACCAAATCTTTTTGCTAAAGAAATGGTTCTATATTCAAATAAATCTCCAGTTGATTTAATACCAGCTTTTGATTTTCCTAGATTCAATGATTTATACTATAATGCTTATATGGATTGGAATAATTCATATAAAGTATTCGAATGTAATGATATATCTCAACGACCAGAATTAGAAAGTATTCTAAATTCTAAATCTTCTGATGGTATTATCAGAACAGTAGTTGATGGTAGAGCATTTTATGTACCTCAGCCATTCTTAAATGTACTTAAGAAAGATACAGTAAGTTTATCCCTACTAGAAAATTTCAATAACGTAAGAACGTATTTGGGTTGCTTTGAAATAAAGAAAGCCAAAGGAGTTATTGAAAATATCTATTTCCGTAGCGTTAAGCTAGATAATATGTAGCGGTAAATTAAGCCCGAGAACATTAGGGTAATCTAAGTACTTTAAGGAGGTTTTAATAAATGGCAGAAAATAATAAAGATATCCAGAGTATGATGGATACTCTAGATAAAACCAAACGCTCTCTTTATTCTGATATTTATTACGACACCGATACTACTAATAGAGAAATCAGGATGCTTCGAAACAATCTTGATGCTTCTCTTCAAAAGATTAGTAATGTAAATCTATCCAATACTGGTCTGGCTAATATTAGTCAGTTATATACTAAGACTCTAAGCAGTAATCAACGTCGTAATCAAGACTTAATCGATAGTATTAATTCTACATTAGGCAATGCTACTAATATGGATAGAGTCATGGGTGTTTATATGGAAAACACCTGGATTCGTGATATTGATAGAGATATCGATATGGTATGTAAATACCTTCCTAAATTAGAACAAGCATTAGCTATCCAACGGGAGCATGTATTCGCTGCCGATTCATTCTCAGCCAACCCTGCAATTATTCAATTAAAGAATAATCCAGATGATGAAGCTGGTGATGAAAACATTCAACACATGATCCGTGTTCATAATTTATATGAAAAGATGGATCAATGGTATGATGAAATCGATAAACGTGGTGAAGTCTTCGTTTATTGTGTCCCATTCAATAAAGCAATCAAAGCTCTACTTGACGCCAAGTCTAAATCAGTACTTGGTGGGGTAGAGCTTGGTGCTATGAATGAAGATACTATATTTGATTCTCCTGAAGATAAATTCAGTATTCAGGAAGCATGTGGTGAGTTTATTGATGATTTATCTGACCCAAAACGTCATAAATCTAATCAATCTGACACATCTATTATGGAATCAGTCGGTAATATCGATGTATCAATAGATACTAGTAGGATTCTTAGTTCTGCATTGAAAGATCAATACAAAGCTATGAAATTCTTTAGCGAGAACGGATCGTCTTTATTTTTTAACGAAGCAGATAATTCGATCGTAGCGGGAGCCGATACAAATAATTTCTCCAAGTTCTCTGGTGACCCAAATTCTATTTCTAGCGGTGGTCTTTCTTTAGATGGTACTTTTGTTGCAGGTAACAATCGAGGAGAGAACAACGTTAATATCCCTGGTTGTATTATTAAGAAACTTGATCATGCAATGATTAAACCATTATACATCGATGACATTTGTTTAGGTTATATCTATATCGAATGTGATAAAAAGATGGTAATGGAACAAACTACATTCTCTAGCACTATCGGTGGTATTAGACCTGGTAATGCTAATAGAACTAACTTTGATCTTCAAGGTTCTCAAGGTAAAGACGCAACTATCCTTAAGAAGATTGCAGCTACTATCTCTGAAAAAGTTACAAGTAAATTTGTAAATGCTAACCAAGACTTAGCAAAAGAGATTTATCATATTTTGGAATACAATGCTAATATCGATGCATCTGGTAAAGTAAGCAAGATCAATATTACTTTCTTACCACCTGAAGATGTACAACACATGTATTTCAAATTTAACTATGAAACTAAACGTGGTATATCTTCTCTAGAAAGATCTTTATTCCCAGCTAAACTATTCTCCTGTATGTATATTACAAACGTTCTTCAAATCCTAACTCGTGGTGATGATAAACGTGTATACTATGTAAAACAAACAGTAGATACAAATATAGCTGGTGTATTAGGTTCAGTAATTAACCAAATCCAACGTGGTAACTTTGGTATTCGTCAAATTGAATCCATGAATAACGTATTAAATATGGTTGGTAAGTTCAATGACTATATTATTCCTAGAGGTCAAGGCGGCGATGCACCAGTTGACTTCGAAGTATTACCTGGACAACAAGTTGACGTTAAGACTGAGCTTATGAATATGCTAGAAGAAATGGCTATTGATAATACTGGTACTCCAATTGAAGTAATTACAATGAGACAACAAGCAGATTATGCTACTCATTTAACTATGACAAATACAAAGTTCCTTCAATTTATCAATAACCGTCAAGCAGTGGTAAAGAATCTCTTCAATAAAATCTTAACTCGTATCTATAACTATGAATTCAATATAGATAATTCCAGATTCGATGATATTGAATTGCTATTACCACCTCCAGTATATTTGAACGCTATGAACAGTTCACAAATACTAGACTCTGTAAATGCAATGGGTGAAGCTATCGCTAAGCTTGAGTATAGTGATGATGAATCTGATAAACAAATGGAATTCTCTAGATTCCTTAAGCGTAATCTATCACAACACGTGCTTCCTAAGGACATCATTAGTAAATCTAAAGATGAAGCTGAAATGTCCTTGGCTAAACGTAAAGGTGATGAAGAATAAAAATATTTTGCAGAAAATATCCCACTACCCAATATTGGGTAGTGGGTATTATTTCGCTTTATTTTTTATCTATGCTATAGACTTATTACCAGCTGGATTTCTTGGAGGATACAGTGTAACCACCAGTTTCACCAGGGTTAGGCATTTTAGCCAAAGCATCATAAGCAAATTTAGCTTCTTCGAATTCTGTATTTTCATTGATCCAGTCAAGGAATTTTTGAGCTTTGTCTGTAACCAATGGACCAGTAATAGGATAACCGTTGAAGCTAATGTTCAATTCACGCCAGCCGATATCGCCTTTAGTGTAGTTGTACATAGAAGTTTCTGCAGATGTAGGTTGAGCAGATACGATCAAATAAGCTTTTTCAATGAAACGTGCTGTATTATCAGTAGTGAAATACAAGAATTGGAATGTTTCATGTTCGAAGCCAGCTTCAAGAGCGGATTTATCACGTTCAGCACCTGTTTTCAAGATACCGTTATAACGTTTTACTGTAGAACGAGGGTCTTTTACGCCACGTAAGAACAATTCATGAACTTTAGTGAAGATAGAACCAGAACGTTCATTGTATCGCATGGAGAATGTAGAAGCAGATTGCATAGTAGTTTGAGTGATGATATTAAGGTTGTTTACACCATCGGAAAGTTCGTTAGTGTTTACACCCATATCTTCGATACCATCCAAGTTCTTGAAGTCATATTCAAGAAGATGACGATAGTTTTCAATCAATACTTTGTAATCATCAGATTCGTTTTTCAATACGTTAAGGAAATCAGGAATTTTCAAAACGATCAAGAAACCATAACCAGTTTCATACAAGTCCCATTGTTCCAAAGCGGAGTAGTCAACTACGCCACGAGTAAGCATGTATTTAGTAACATTACGGACTGGTTTAGTACCAGCGAAAATGTTTTTAATAGTATTTGCCATAGTATGTCGTCCTCCTTTCTATTATAATACAGCGTTTTCGCTGTTACGAATAGCTTCGATTTTGAAGATTTCAGTTTGAATGAAGTTACGGAATGTAACTTGGATACGAGCATAGAAGATTTTGTTCATGTCGTAGTTCAAGTCTTTAGTGTAGATAACTTGAATTGTTTCAAACTTACTGGAGTGACGAGCAATGATGGATTCAACATCTTGTTTGTATTGTACCAAATCATCACCATCCAAGAATTTGTAACGGTTGATTGGACAACGTTGACGGATTTCACGAATCAATGCTTGTACCATAAGTACGTTATTGCCCCAGCTCAATTGAGTGTAAGCACGTTGTGCAGTGAATTCGGAGTCCATAGTCAAGACACCATCATAGTAAGTTGCATAGTTGATGCGGTTGTCATCGAAGAATTGTTTTTGATCACCGGATTTAGGAGTATGTTTTGGTGTGAAGTTGATAGTACCATCAATTACATCATCAAATACGATACCATAAGCTTGACCACAGAATGGACGAGATACACCATTCAAGTAATGGTTAACAAATTTAACTGCCATATTGTAAGTGGAAGTTACTGTGATTTGTTTACCAGAGTATGGATCAAGGATATCCCAGTAGTTGCTGTAAAGCATAACGAATTTAGAACGAGCGGATTCTGGAAGTTTAGATACTTGGTATTTAATATCTTGGAAGGACATCAAACCTTTAGTACCCATATCTTCGAAGTATTCGCAGTCTTCACGGAATGCTACTAATTCTTCAATAGAACGTTTGATTGCAGCAGGATAGTTGCAGTCGAAGATAACGTCGATACGGTTATTATCTACGTCGTAGATAGAATCACCTTGTTCGCAAGAACCATTGAATACCATTTGGATTTGTTTGTAGTAGTATTCAAGGTTAGCCATAGGGTTTGTGCCAAAACGACCGTTAGAACCATTAAGCAAAGAAATACCATTCAAGTTGTTAAGGTTAACGGAAGTAGATTTAACACGGATGTTACTCATCTTTTTACCATACAAGTCTGTATTGTAAAGCAAGTCACAAAGAGCCATTTCTTTTTCATCACGACCAGAGATGTATGCTAAGTTTTTGTAGAATTCTTCCCAGTATTCTTCGAAGATACGAGTACGAATTTGACGAGAAGTTTTAGCATTTACAACACGAGTAAGAGACATGTTCAAACCAGAGTCACGAATGTCTGGGTTCAAGGAGAACATGAATGTTTCAAGTTCAGTTAAAGTACCATCTTGGTTTTCTTCCATAATTTTCAAGATATAGGAAGCATAAACGATTGGGTATTTAGTTGTGTTGTTTCTATAGATACGAATACGTTTGTTAGAAACACCACGACCGATATCAGTGAACAAGAAGAGTGGGTAAGAACCATCTTTACCCAAACCATTGTGAGTATGAGAAGCTTTCAAAGCTGTCTTATAGTCACCAGGGTTGTTAGACACCATATCTACAGATTGAAGTGTGAATTCAAGATCAGCAACTTGAGTCATGATAGGTGTAGATGCTACAGAAGAAGTTGTTTCTTCACCAGTAGCATTATCACGGTAAAGAGCTTTACCGTTTTCATCTGTTTTTTGAATATTGGTTTTTGTTACATTTGCAATGACAGCAATGTTAGCCAATTTAGCATCTTCTGCTACGACACGACGAGCGAAAAGACGACCACCAGCTTTTACAAAGCTAGCAGCAGTCAATAAAGATTGACCATGGCGAGCGAAATCAATGTTATCGCCGTAATAGTCGGCGAAAGCTTGAGCGTTCTCGATTTTGGTAAATTCTTCTGGCCCTTTGTCAGAGGAAAATGCACTGAAATTGATAGGTCTATCAATAGTAACTTTGATAGTATTATCAATAGGATTAATTTGACTTTGGTCGTCCCAAATGAACTGTGTTCCAGGAGCTGGCATAGTCTTAGTTCCTCCTTTATTTTTCTTTTAATTCTTAAGAAGTTAAAAAAGTTTATATAAACCTTCTCAAAGAGAGGCAAACTTTAATCATATGTTAAAGGCCACTTCCGGTATATCGCTTATAAATCCTTACCAGTAACGATATTCTCTAATGGAGAATCAACCTCGCTATCATTCAGAGCAGCATATACAACTGACTCGTTAAAGTTTTCAGAAGTAATTGCTGAATAAGGACTGATTATTTTGGCGATAGTCTTAATACCGATTGGAGTATAATTCTTCATATTGGTTTCGCCAGATAACCTGAATGGCACGTCTATATTATCTTTAGCCCGGCACAGTTCAGAAATCATAACACCAAATAATTGTAGTGCTACATTATATGAAGCACCATTATAGGCAATATTATCTATGAAATAATTTTGAAGTTCATCATAACCAATGGTATTAGGAATAGCACCAGTGATTGCGAATAATTTCAAGAATTGTTCTGTATTTTCGATATCTTCTGGTACAAAGATATTTACAATAACCGGGTTACCTTTTTTATAACGAAGAATCCGATAATCTTGTTTCTCTGATTCTTTAGTTAGTTTAATGCCTTTAATTTTATCTACTTTATATGGATTCGTTAAGAATCTAGTAGGATAATTAAACTGCTTTAGAGAACCTCTTGTCCCAGTCTTAGAAACTAAGCAATAGTTCATAATACCCATGACATTAATAAATTCTCCAGCATAGGCAGCTAAACCTCGATCGAAAAAGATTTCAGGAATATAGAATTGGAATTCGCCATCTTGATTAAAGACTATGGAATCACCTACACGTTTTAGAAACGTCGGAATCTTTTGATCCATAATTTAACCTCCTTTCTTCAAGTTTATTATGTTGTCATGGATATAATTTGTGATTATTTACTGTGGAATATGAGGACCAACGTATCCACCCAATGTAGTTTTGAATACATTGTGCTTCCACCATAAAATCAATTCATTAGGTTCTTTATGTAGGAATTTCTTGAAATCCCCACCAGGTGTAATCAAGTTAGCAGGTATAATAGAATACCCAGGACGAATAATACCCGTAGGACCAAGAACAGTAACACCACCGGTACTAACACCACCAGTATTCTTACCGCCTCTAATAATAGAACCGACAATACTTTTGCCAATTAGTTTACCACCATCTACAATACCGTCAGTAACGATACCTTTAACAGTTGCACCACCAGTAGTAATACCATCTTCGATAGTGAATTGAACGCCATTGATTTCACCGATAGCTGTACCACCATAGACTTTACCACCAGTAGAAGTACCACCGTGTGCTTTAACACCAAACACACTAGCACCAAGAGTAGTCATGTCTATACCAGAACGTTCACCACCAGTAACAATGGAGCTTTGAATAACTGGATTAAATGCAACGCCATCGATTGTTTTACAACCAACGATATCAGCATCTACTACGAATAAACGACCTTCTTTAGCTTTAACCAAAGAACCTTCTAATTCTCCGTTACCAGATTTACCACCTTCGGCAATTGGATTGATTAGTTCGCCAGCCATTACTTTACCAGCAACTAATGTACCACCGATAGATTGTGGATTGAAAATAGTAACAGATTTTTGATCTTTATTTACACCCATACCGACACCACCGAGTGCAATAGATGTATCTTCTAATGCTGTAGCAGAAACTACAGTACCAGCAGTTACATTACCATTACCATCAATAGTAGCATCTTTAATGAGGATATCTTTAAATAAACCATTCGCTGTTGCACCATAAGTTTTGGCGTTAACCATGTTAACGTCTACACCGAATAATTCATTATAGAGACCAATATATCTGATAGTAGATGTACGGATATTCAATACATTAGACATACCTTCAGTAGAGCAATCTACTTGTAAGATATAGTCAGTATTATCACAAGGACATTTGCAAGTACTTGCAGTACCAACTTGACCAATTCCAGTAATAATACCAGAAACTTGATGTAAAGAACCAGCTTCTACATAACGGATAGTATATTTATTACCAGTCGTAATATCTACTTCTTTTGTAGTACCATCGGAATAAGTAATTGTTAATTTCAACATTCTAGTTTCTTTAACACCGACATCTACTACCATAAGAGCATCTAATTTATCACCAGTATTTCTGCAGTCACAGCTGCAGCCATCAGCAACCCATTGGGTGCCGCCGTACATATCAAAGATATTATCTCTATATCTATTATTCATCGCATAGATATTTAATGGAAATTCACCTTCGGAATAATGAATCTTGCTCATTATATTTAACCTCCTTTTCTAAATGATTATCTAAATGTTTGCCGATCAGCTTCGTAATGGGCTTTATAATAAAAAAGAAAATAAAAGTATATTATAGAATTGAGTAGAGATAAGCTTATCTTATCTCTAGAAATTTTTATATTTTTCTTTATAGAAAGGAGTCACAATTATGACAAACGGTGACAAAATTATTGACACATTAGTCGACAATGCTGCAGGAGCTCTTAAACGTGCAGTAAGGAAGGCATTGAATGGTATATTCGTCGACAAAGAACATTCTAAACCATTTATCGAAGATGGTAAAGATGTAAAAGAATATGCTTCTTCCAATCCTATCGTAGATTTCGATGTAAATGTTTTTAATGGTGGCTGGGCTCCAATGGACAATTGGCCGGAATTATCAGCAGTACACCTAGAAGGTTTTATGAAATGGGAAGATGTTATTAAAGAAGAAGATGGCGGTTTACCTGTAAAAGATGATGTTTATATCTATACATATAAATTTAAAGGCACAGGTCCTCGTCTTGTTTTATTAGAACAATTCTGCAATGAATTAGACATGAGTTATGATGAATACGAAAAAATCATTCTAGGATGTCCATCTTTAATTCCAGTATTAATCCCTCATGGTGATTTCCAAAAAACAATGTTCAATCGTGAAGCTGAATACAATGAAGATTTATTAGAACCACATTATTTAGTTCCAGTATCTGGTTTAGTGATGGCTGTAATGAATATACGATTCACTTCTACAGATGCTATTACATTCAAACGCACATTAGCTAAAACTATTGGTGTTGTCGCTGGTGTTAAAATAAACGCTTAATATTATAAGGGAGGAGAAATCCTCCCTTTTATTTTTTATTATTTTTTCTACGTTGCTGAGGGTATTTATGCTTTAAACACACCTATAATGACATATTATGCTAATCCAAAGGAGGTAGATATAAATGGGACCAGAGGAGATGATGGTTCAACAACAACCACAACCATTACGCCCTGTATACCAAATGAGTACTACCAATAAATCTTTCTTAAATATGCACTACTACCTCAAAGCGAGAGGTATAAAAAATAATAAATTCATGCTAGTTCTTTTTGATCCAGATTTAGCTGGTGTAGATCCACATGATCCTAACCTTAGTTTGATTATGAAGCAAAAGGTAACTAGAGAAGTAGTAAGAAATTATTGGTATTTTCTTCGTGAAGTTGTTCGGGTATACGAAGATGGTAACCCTAGAGGTGTACAATATAGATTAGACCGTGGTAACATGGCGTTCCATTTCTGTACTCTTTATAACTTAAATATTTTCCTAGAACTTCCTCGTCAGGTCGGGAAGACTACATCTGCACTTATCCGTTATTTGTATATCTACAACTTCGGTAGTGCTAACTCTATTATTACATATCTCCATAAAGACATGAAAGCATCTAAAGAAAACTTGAACGATACTAAACGTCTTAGAGATATGCTTCCACCTTATCTACAAATGGCACAAGAATTCTCTATCGTAAACGGTAAGAAGAAAAAGATGCCTACTACTGTAGAAAAGATTCAAAACCCTATAACCCATAATGTAATTAATACATTACCTTCTGCTCGTAATGCTATGCTTGCATCTAACTTGCTTCGTGGTAAAACTATCACAATGCTATGGGCAGACGAATGGGCGTTCATCAAGTATAATGATATCATTTATTCTAATGGTATGCCAGCATTGAATACAGCCTTCCGAAATGCAGCTCGAAACAATGCACCTCATGGGTTTATCATTACAACAACAGCTGGTATCTTATCTGATGAAGCTGGTGTATATGCATATAAGATGGTACAAAATGCTACTCGTTTTAATGAACAGTGGTATGATCTTTCTTATAAAGACTTGATGGAACTTATTGATGCTAATGTAAACTCAATCTTCGTTCATATTAGATTTGGTTATGATGAATTAGGTCTTGGTGAACATTGGTTTGCAGATATCTGTCGTAAGATGAACTATGATATGGTTCGTATCCGTCGGGAAATCTTACTTGAATGGATTGATAAACCAGAAAACTCCCCATTCAATGCTAATGACTTAGAAACTATTCGTGGTTTGACTAGAGAACCAATGAAGACTGTATTATTATTAAATAAATATAACTTCAATATTTATTCTATTAACGGCACTATGTCTGCAGCTCACCCAGAAGGTCTTGGTATCCAACTCAATATGAGAAACGTACCAATGGATCCTCCGATTATCGGTGTCGATCCATCTGGTGGTTATCAACGAGATTATTCTGCTATCTGTGTAATTGACTCTAGGACTACAGAAGTTATTGCTGAGTTAAAATGTAACTATATTAGCCCTCCAGATCTTTGTCGTTGTATCTATTACATCGTTACTACAATGATGCCTAATGCCATTGTAAACATCGAACGAAATGGTGGTTTCGGTGCATCTATTATTCATAGACTTAGAGAAACTTCTATTAAAGATAATCTATACTTCGAATATAAAGATCGTGTAGTAGAAGAAACTAATGATGACTTCGGTCGTGTAATTAGACGTAAACAAAAAACAAAAGTATTTGGTCTAGATTCCTCTAAAGGAACTCGTGATGAATTAATTCAAATACTTCGTGAACGTGTAGAACTCCATAAAGATAAATTCAAATCTAAACTAATTCTAGATGAATTAGAAAAGATGACTGTTAAACGTAATGGTAAAGTAGAACACTCTGACAACTCCCATGACGATTTAACTTTTGCTTATCTAATGGCTCTATTCGTTTGGTATAATGGTAAGAACCTAAAAGAAAACTGGGGTCTTAATAAAACAACAATCAAAACCGAAGAAGATGTCGATGAAATTGTAGGTATTCCTGAAGAGGAACAAAAGTATGTTGACATCGTTGAAGAAATGGTTGTCAATGATGATGATAAGATTGCTAAGGAAGTTGAAAGACAACTTAAGGAACTTAAAGCTGGTATAGGTATGACAGTAGATGAGTTCTATAGAAAGCAACAAGCTAAAGAAGAAGAGCAATTCAAAATGATGATGCAAAATAGAGTATTCTTAGAAGCTTATGCTAAGTTCTCTCAAACTCCTATCAATGAATTAGAATCATTATATGGAACAGGCTCTAGAACTACGATACCTAATACAGTATTCTTAGGTGCTGATGCTGACTTAATAGAACAAATGGAACATGAAAAGAACTTTGCTCTAGCTAAAGTCAAAATAGAAAATTAAAAAATAAAAGAAGATTAGGAGTACCCAATATTGGGTACTCCATCTTTTTTTACTTAATGAAACGACAATTACGCTTATGGTTCATATGATATTTGTTATCATGGAGAGTCAACTCCCAACCCTCGTATGGGTCATTTTTTGTTCTTTCTGGTTTTGTAATAAGGATTGGTTCAATGATTTCATTACCAAAATCAGATTTGGTGTTTACCTTAGGATATAGTTCTTCGAATTCTCTGAACTCTGGAAGATCTCTAAGAATGTATCCAATAGTACGTAATTTGTTTTTATCATTACTGGATAATAGAGATTTGGCTTCCTCTACTGTTTTATTAAACAAAATACCTTGTCTAGGTGCAATCAACACACTTGTTTCATATCCACCATTTCTAGTAGAACCAGCGATCACGAACTGGTATCTGCTAATACCAGTCATGTCGATGATTTCTTTTAAAGAGATTAATGTTAAATTTTTATCAATAATACTTTCTACTGCTTTTAAAGCAACTAAACGATCGTTTGTTTCTAAATATTGTTTCATCTTAAATTCTCCAAAATAAATTAAATAAACTAAAATAAATAAAATACTAATCAATAACTACATCACTCATAGATTTAAATGCTTCAACTACTGGATGAACCATATCGCTCTCACGGCCGCTTTGGTCTTTAGCGATATATTCTTCATATAATTTTGTACCATTTTTGATACAGCGTTCGTATTCCTCACCTGTGTAAGGTAACATCGCCGTGATCATCATCGGCTTCTCAAGCTTCTCTGGAGCTGTAATGAAGATACGTTCATCTCCATTGATGTTGACTTTCTTTTCAATAAAGATTTCTACAGTACAAATTAATGCTCTTTCGCAGATACCCAAAAGAATTTTCAAGTCGTTAATGTCAAGTTTGTGTTGTTGTTTCATTTTAGAAACCCTCCAATAAATTAAACAAAAAGATTAAAATAAAATACTTATAGAAACTAATGTCTCTATTCACTTTTATAATATACAACCAATATTTCAGACTATTACAATTTTGCGAAGGAATGTCCCATACCCAATATTGGGTATGGGAAATATGGTTAAAAGTTTATAACCTAGTTTACCATCTAGCAACCCAGATACCATTAGTACTTTTAATAGTTTTAGTGATATGATAAGGGAAATCAGATGGGGTCATGATTGCATGCACTGGAGCATCTGCTTCGTTATGGATAGTCACAACGTTAGTTCCAATAACATGATTAGTATCTACAGCAAAAGAAGTGCTAATACTAGCCATGATACATAAAATCATTAAAATTAGAGTCTTTTTCATATTATTCTCCTTTTTGAGGGAAATACTCTGAATTAGATTTATTTTAAAGTTAGAAGATCATTCATGGGAACTAATGTTTTTACAACAAAACCACCCCATGTCTGATATCAGACATGGGATGATACGATTCCAAGAGCAGTTTTGTACAGTTGACCGGACTATACTTATTATAAAGTCCATCATTTATAAAATTACTATTTATTTTGCTGTATACTAAATAGTAATACTAAAAGGAGGTACCCTCGATGAACTTACAAGGTGAAAATAAGGCGGATTTTATCGTCGCAGAAGGTATGTTAGCTAACCTCTTAGCTAATTTCAATACCGAATTTATTTATAACACAGTTGAAGACTTATTACAATACCGCAGCACCCATTTTGATTTACAACCTAAACATAATATCATATCAGCTTTAGAAATTGCATTTAAAGATATGATAAATAACTACCCTGGTGATAAAGCTAATATATTAGAAGTAAGAGAACAAGTATACAAAGAAATCTTATATAGACTTTGTCGTGATGGATTATCTGTATCCTATGTGGATTCAGAAACTAATATCTATACTTTGGTTAAATACTTATATGATCTTTGTATCGCTAGATATGATTTATTTGTATTTACATTCTTACGTCGTTTTATCACTATCCAAAAAGACTACTTATACACAGCTCTTCAATTGGATACAAAACGTAAATCTAAAGATACTAGCACTATCTACAATAAGAATACATTTGAAGATCCTAAATTGGCTATTATTATCGCTAACTTAGATACAGTATTACAACATATCTGTTATGACTTAGACTTAGATATGTACAATGCGATGAGTTATATGTATTACACAGAAGAAGATAGATTAATCATGAACTACTTGACTAATTATATCGACTCTGGTGTAAATATTATTGATTGCTTCATTCGTCCAGTATTAACTAATCCATTATTATTCAATCCATGCTTTGCACATTTGAAAATGCTTGGCAATATCAAAGACGTAGATCATACTGAAGTTGGTTATGATCCAGAGATGAATAATCATTGGAGAAATTAGGAGAATTAGGATACTATGAGAAACAAAACAGAAGAATTTCTTAAACAACAACGATATCAAGATATCGAATCTAAATTAGGTATTGGTAAGAAAGACGTATATGGTGAATACTTTACCAAAGGAGCAGACGTTACTAAAGAATTCTTAGAAAAGAATATCTTCCCAAATGCTAATGACTTTGATTTCAAAGATCCATCTACTTCACAATTCCCAGCATTAACCGATGAACAAAAGCTTGCTCTTGGTCATGATGCGGTTATTATTTATAACACAGTACGTGATTATAAAATGGGTGATAATGAAATCGATTGGATTAAAGTAGCTAAAGATGCTAAACTACTTACTAATCGACAAATTGAAGATCTTGATTTAGAAAACCGAGATATTCCAATGGAAGAAAAACTTGGTGCAGTAAATAATATCAAAGATTTGATCGTTGGTTCTGGTGAACAAATCTTCTTTGGTCTACAAATTGAATCTTCTCGTGAAATGAATGGTATGATGCCATTTGAATTAGCTCGTAACTATTTCTTACAAAATGATCAAATGTTTAAATTTGATCCAGAGAAAGAAGAGTTCGATGGAGATGTAACTGATTATAATAGATCTTATAGCCAATCTCTATATCTTAATGCTATCAAAGAAATTCTGGAGAAACCAGAGTTCTATGATCGTATTGAAAAAGAATTATCTGATCGTCTATATAAACGTACTATTAAGCGTACTACAGAAACTATCAAGCAAATCTCTGATAAGAAACGTTACAATAATACTAAGAAGACAGCAACACGAGATACTTCTAGATTAGATGAAATGATTCGTTTATTATTCCCTGACTTAACTAAAACACAATCTCGTGTATTTGTGTATGCTATGTCTAAATGCTTCACTAAGAAGAAAACATTACAAGCAGCACTTACTTGCTACTTAGTTAATTCCAATATCATTTCTCTTATTCCAATCATGGCTTATAAGAAAGATGATTCTGAATTAACTGGTTCCGCTCGTATTCTATTTAATAACTTAACTGAAGTATTTAATACTATCAAAGAAAAGATTACTAAATAAAAAAAAAGATAAGATATAGGAGTACCCAATATTGGGTACTCCATATTCTTCCGCTTAAAGTAATGGGTCTTTGTCTTGTACTCTAGTGCTATAACCTTTTGAATTATTCAATACAAAGTTATTTACATATTCTAGATCGACATAAAAGACAATTTCAGAAATACGTTCTGGTAGTGGTTGTTTAGGGATAATACTATAAGTATTCCAATCTATAGTTATATCTCTTCTCTGACCAGCATTATATAATTGAACGTCCATAAATACAGCAGGAGAAATATACTGCTCTTTAGCAGCTTCTGCTATATTATAAAATGAATTATCATCTGGTCGTTTAATAGCATCAATAAAGTTGATTAATTGATCATGATCTTTGATAGGGAATTCTTTAGAGTCTTCTACATAATCAGTTGACATGTATTGACCCCAACCTTTTTCATTTCTAGTAGGTACCGCATCAAAGCACATATTATGATAAACGAATCTTTCTCTATTGACATTTTCACATGGAATATTAACTAAGTTTGTAGGATCCTTAGAGTAATATGTATAGAATTGAGGAGCTGGGAATAAGCATTCCACATCCATAGATACAATAAAGTTATTATCTATTTGACCTTCTCTTTCACCTTCACCTAATTCTAGGTTATTAAACTTAAGGTGAGTATACATATCCGTCATTCTTATATAAAACTCATATTCACCTTTTGTACCTCTGAATTTGTACGAAAATGGCAAGTGTGAGTGCTTGTTTAAATAAGAAATGAACTCAAATAGCTTTAATACATCTCCATCACAGATGTCAAATCCAGAATCTCTAGCAATAGCATAGATTATTTCCTTAGGTACTACAAAGTCTAGGTCAATATACTTAGTCTTGGTAGTTGGAGGAGCAAAAGCTAGTTGCATGAACTTATATAAGTCCATAGCATGATTAAAGGAACTTACTTTAACCTTATAGTTGAATTCGACTCTAAGTTGTTCCATTTGAATAGATAATAGATTACCAGAAATATCATCTTTAAAGAAAGCATCATTAAACCGTGCTTTATTAGAATAGATATTCTTACCGAAGTTATATAAACTGGAGAATTCTCTATTATATTCATAATCTAAACGAGGAGTAATCATCAATGATGGTTTACCACGTTTAACGTAATCTAATAAGTCTTTATTTAAATAATCTGCTAAGATATTCTTACCAGCAATGAACTCTGATTTGAAATATCCATCAGCAAATCTACGAACAAACCAATTTCTCATATATTCTACACAAATAGAATATGTATGGGAGATAGAAGGAGTACAAAGACTCATGGTATGCTCTTTTTTGAATTTGCGAAGATCTTCTAGCCCCTTTGGACGTATTTCAATGATCTCCATATTACTTACATCATTAGTTTTACTGCTATAATCCAAGTTCTTATCTCCTTTCTTATGATAGTTTACTATTATGTCATAAAAAATAAAGAATGGCATAACTCCCTCGAATAAACGAGGGAGTATACCTATATATTCAAATTCTCTTAGTAATTAAACTTTGCAATACAGTAAAACCAGACTAAACGATAACTAAGAGAATTGGAATACCTATAATTCAGTTTCGAATTCATAGATAGAAACAGAATAAGTTTCGAATTTCATAGACAATACCAATTCTGCTTCTTTTTCCATTTCTGATAAGGACATATCAGGTTTGATTCTATCTGTTTCTAATTCTTTGTTCAAGAATTCTGCCAATGCTTCTTTGTCTTCGAAGTATTCTTCGAATTCATCACCACCATCTTCATTCCAGTTACAGTAGTAACCATATACTCTGAAATGAGCAGCAGAGAAGAATATATCATCTGTATCTGTATTGATGAATAAACCATCATCTGGTTCTTCAGCAAATACGTCAAACTTAATACCTTCCCATTCTTTATCTATCAACATTTGGAAATGTTCTGGATAAGGACACCAAGCACTTTCTGTTGCTAGTGTAAAGAAGACAATCGGTTTCTTATCTTTATAAGTTTCTGTAATTTCAGAACACCATAGAATTTCATCTTTAAGACTTTCTGTCTTTTGTTCATAAAATTCTGGTGGTATATCTAGAGATTCAAATACCTTTCTTATATATCCAATATTCTTATCAATAAAGTCATGAAAAGATTGTAACTTTTCAATTTCATTTGGTTCACAATAAAATGCGAACTCACTGTAACAATTATTTGCCATAAGTTTGTTCTCCTTCAGCATATTCATGGAATAAGGTTAAATTTTTCACATAACGTTCAGGGTGTTTTAAGAATTCCCTGATTGGGATTACTGATGTTTTAGCAGCTGTTAGTCCAGGCATCTCTTCGATGACTAATTGATTACCAAGAATATCACAGAACTCTAAGAAGTCTTCTTTGACATCTTTACATTCTTTACCACCTAATAAAACATCACATGCGATACGATAATCATCTGCACATAGATAATCCATTACAATGAATTCATCCCAAGTACAGATTGAACCGCTTTCAGCACCTGGTCTACGTTCTAATGTATTGACTACTTCACCATCTTTAATCATAATATTAAAACAGGATCGTTTTATGCCGTCTTTTTTACCTAGAGATACAATACCTGCAATGATATCCAAAGCACCAATGTATTCTAAAGCATATGCATCGTCCCATTTTCTTTTAACGATTTCTTCAGCATATAGATCAGCGAACGAATGACGTAGTTGTTCAATTCCGATACCAACTACTTTAGAGAGAAAGATGTTATATTTAACCATCTCTTCACTTTTTGGAGCATTATACATACCCCATTCTTGTAAAGCGTTTTTGCTTACATTAACTCTATTGAGTTTGTGTGAAAACATATGTGTTTCCTCCTTTATAAATTTTGCCAGTATGAAATTATACTTGACTTCATGGAAATAATATACATCTAAAAATTAGATTAAAAAAGAGAAGATATACCCATAGCCAATATTGGCTATGGGATATAATATCAGTCTAAAATATTGATTAAGTGTAATAGATCTTCACCATTAAGTGATTCGCTAATACGCTTAGTATGCTTTTCAACTGCACGTTGATACATACATTCAAAGTCTTCATCATCTAGTTTTATTATAGAATCAGATAGAGCATACTTCTTGAATACTGGTAATTTCTTCTTATATTGATTTACCATAGCAGAAAAACCTCTGTCTACTACTTCAATATAAGTAGTATTATCAGCACGAGTACGTCCTAATGATTGTCTAGCTAATACATGAGAACTAAAAGGTTCTGCTAAGAGAACTGTTAGTTGTAACCCAGCTATATCCATAGCAGCACCACATGATTTAGTAGTAGATAAGATAATTCTCTTTTCTAATTCAAATGGTTTCTGTTCTTTAGGAATAAGAGTGGTATAAACACCAACTTGTCCTTTTAATTCAGGATAAGCATATTCTATCCAGTCTTTAATGGATAAGATTGCTTCATTTGTTGAGATATATACTAGAGCTTTATTAACTTCTAGACATTTCTCTACCATTATACGAAGCATCTTAATAAAATTAGGTGATTTAGTACAATATTTAGCATAAGCATGTCCATTCAGACCATGTCTATTCATACAACGTTGAATATCCATTGGTGATGGATGGGAATTGTATTGGATAGCGATATAATGTGTATGAGGATCATTATCCTCATCAAATAAATCTATTTTAGGTACAGTTTGGAAATATGCTTGATATACTTCATCTTCATCTCTATCAGATCTTTCTGGTGTAGCAGTAAGATAGATAGTTTTATACGTATTGGTAGCAAAGTCTATATGTGATACATTCTCGAATGATAAATGAGCTTCATCATATATCTTTAATCCAACACGCAGCTTTCTAAATAATTCACCTACCTTATCCCAGCCATATTTGTCACCATACGACTTGATAGTTTGGTGAGAAGCCAATATATACTTTATCGAGGATATGTCTACTAGTCCCTTTAATACACGGGCAATAGAGCCAATTCCGACTAATTGATATATTTCGCTTTTAGATGTATCTGTATATTCTGTAATACGATCTTCCCATTGTTTAATCCAATCATTGGAAGATGTAATCATAATAGAACGTACTTTCATAATAGCCGCAGATACTACAGCTACATATGTCTTACCAACACCTGTATTTAGGTTTACAGATAGTTGGGATTTGCCTCTGGTATAAGCATATTCTCCATTACCAAGAATAAAGCTCAAAGTCTTCTTTTGAACATCATTCCTCGGCAAGTAACGTAGAAAAATGTTTAAACCAGCATCGAATGGGTCACATTCTTTATCTATAGTTACATTGGTACCAAACCAATGCTCTAGTCTACTTAATGGAAATCCTCTAGGTATTGATAAAGTACGTTTATCTGGATCATACTTAATACCCAACGGCTCATATCTAAAATAGACTTTATTCCATCTACTAAATACTTTCTCTAATGGGAAACAATCTCGTTCTCTATAATTATGAATTACAGTACAAGTATGTTTAGCTACTATTTTAGAGTCATAAATCAAGTATTTTCACCTCCAGACTAAAAATAATCCCAGATAGGAATAACCTATCTGGGAAATAAACTATATTAATTCACTTACACCTTCAACAGGTTCTTCTGGTAATGGAAGATTGATGACAGGGTCTACCATATATTCTTTATAATGGTTAATTACAGCATCATCATAAAGCATATAAGATTGAGGATGTGTCATAGCAAATCCATCTAATTGAGAAGGAGCAGATTTCTTGAAGGATAATGGGTTAGTAATACATTTAGTCAAATCTTTATATAATAAAGAGATAACGATACTAGGATTATCCATCAATGCTCTATCCAATGTAATCAATTTAGAATCTTCGTTAGGATTTGTCCAATTTGGTTTAGCAATATTAGAGAATACACTACGAACTTGGTTGGAGATGATAGTTTCAATATGTACTGCTTGGATTTCTACATCACCTTCGATACAACGTTCGATGATATGTTGTACGATAGAGTTACGATCATGAGACATGATTGTTTCTTTAAGGTTAACGATAGATTCAAGTTCTTTAAGTACTTTAACTAATTCATTATTATCGATAGTGAACAAGAATAACATGATACCTTTTTCAGATACATCTTTCAATGGAATATGTAAATTACCATCTTCATCTGGTTCAATACCATTTTCAAGAATATATTCATTAAATTCTTGAGTTAAATACATCTCTACTTTTTCCATAGATGTAATTTCATTAGGTGTATTATCGATAACGGCTGTAAACCCAGTTACATATGATTTTTGATTAGTAAGTTCTGGATTATAAGAATCCACATCACCAGTTGTAACGATGTCATCCATATTGATAATGATTTCAGAGTTCATATCTTTACATGGAATAGCATAAATAGCATTAAAGTTTGGTTTAAAGTATTTATTAAATCCATTAGACCAATTCAATGCTGTGATTACTGTTTCTAGTAGATGTTTTGCAGATAATAGACGTTGAGTCAATTGATAAGTCAATTGTTCTACAGCAATCTTACCTACACATACGATAGTATTAATCAATGCCAATTTATAACCATAACATCTGTGACAGATACCATGACCTTGAGCATTAGATTGACAAGTAATAGGAGAATAGATATGTAAAGTTTTACCAATAAGATTTTTATCTGTCTTAGCATCTATTACTAAGTCTTTACCATCTTCATTCAAACGATAAGTTCTACCATCAAAACGTTCTAAGAAATCTTCATTTTCAATAGTTATGATTTCTAAGTTCTCTGTATTACATACATAATTAGGATCTTTATGTAAGAATGTACCTAAGTTATTTAGACCCATAATACGAGCAACGTCACCAGATTCACCTACGTTGATCTTAGTTTGGTTTTGTGCTACACGAGCTGCAGCGGCATCCATATAGATATCAGTAATAGTATTAAGACCATTAGCATAAGAGCTATCAATAATAGCTGGTAATACATTACCTTTACCATCTGGTTTAGTACCAACGTTGATAATCAATTCTTTATATTGACGTGGGTTGATACCTTGTTTTACACTTAATGGATTCTTCAAGCAATGTTCATAACCTAAATACTTTTCAGATTCCATAATGTATTTGTTTGATTTATTCAAACGTTTCATACCCTCATCTTTTACATCCTCAATAGGAATATCACCAAAGTGAGAGTTTAATAAACTCCAGAACTCTGGAGCTTTTTGTGCTAATTTAATTGTGTCGTAGAAGTTGATTGTACAAGCATTAAACTGAGCAAAGCTATTTACAAATTGTTGCATAGCAAAGATATTGTCAGCGAATGATCTATTTAATTCTACGATATTAAGCTTACGATTTTTACGATATTTACTAGCTCTATATCTTTTATCGATATGTGGTTTTAGATTACGGTCTATGATTTTATCATAATGATCAGCAATCATACCACGAGTGAAACCTCTCTTATCAAATATGAAATGACGAGATTTGATTTTGAATCCTTGACGAATAACAGGTTCCCATAATAATATATTGACTGCCAAATCAGGTAAAGTTAGATTTACTGATTTACCATCAACAAAGTTTACTCGAACCTTTGCCATTTGGATAACAGGTTGTTCCACACCATCTAGAAGTATAGAGTTAATTCCATTCCAGTAATCATCGTAAGTGTATTGAGTTATATCCCCTGTATCGATAGTTAATGGTATACCATCAACGATACTGGAGAACACGTAATAATTACTTCTGTTTCGTTGTAAATAATTAACTGCTTCCATTCTAATCCTTCCTTTTCGTTTAATTAAAATATTTGTTCCAGTTATCTTTAGTACTGTTAATAAAAAGTTAAAAGATATCTAAGATTCAATTATATAATATACATTTGTAAGGAGGTTTAAAAATTTTGCGAAAAAGAAGGGAGTAGACCATAAGGTCTACCCCAATAGAAATTTTATTTAATAGTTTGTGTGTGATGATTTACTTGACAGAAGTGTGTGAAATTTCTTTCAAGTACAATTTAATTATTTTTGTTTAGTCTTTGTCAGCTTTAGGAGCTGTTGCTTTAGGAAGACGAACGTAATGCATAGGATCTGCTTTCAATAAAGCTTTTTGTGCTTTGATTACGTCACGTTTTACTGCGTTCCCGTAGCGTTTAATGATGTTGCTGATTGCTAATTTTTTCATAGCAGCAGCTTTTTTCAATTTTTTCCAGTCAGGACTATTAGATTCTTTAGCTTTTTGCATAGCAGCCAAAGCAATACGACGGTTATAATCGTCTTCTTTAGAAAGACGAACAACAGTACCTTTGCGGAGACCGCCAGCTTCAACTAATGCATTAACTGCTTCAGATTGTAAAAATTCTTTAGCAGACTCTTCGTCCATATGTTGAACAGCGTCAATGAAGAAGGTTTCAAAAAGAGCACCTTGGTCTTGTACGCCTTGTTCTTCGATATTTTCGAACATTAATTTCACCTCGCTATAGTAAAATATTTCAATTTGATTTCAACTATCGTAATGGTCTAACGTAGTTATATAAATGTTATACTTGTTAATTAGAAATTAATTGCAAATTAGACACTTAAATACTATATATTTGGAAAGGAGTAGTGCCTTTATAATGGATATTTCAAATACAGAAATCGTAAAAAGATATAAAGAAAACCTTATGGATACACTTCCATATATTTTTCCCACTTTATCTGATTCAGAGTTAAATAGAGCCATTGATTATTCTATAAATAAACGATTTAAAAATTCACCTTGTTCCGTTTATAATAACTACAAAGAAGCCACACTTAATACAACCTTACTTAAAATGACAGAATATATTTTAAGTAAAAGACCTATAGTGACGTCCCAAGGATGTTTGTTTACAAGACATGGAGAATTACCAAATCCATTGTCTCAAATGATTGAAGAGTTTGCTATGACTCGTAATAAGTTTAAGAAAGAGATGCTTAAATATCCTAAGGGTACAGAGCAATATCGTAAATATAACTTACTACAACTAGTAGCTAAAATTGATACCAATGCAATCTATGGTTGTTTGGGTGCACAAAGTAGTATCTTCTATAATATCTTTGTAGCATCTTCCATTACTCGTATTGGACAAAGTATAATTGCAGCGGCAATTATGTTCTTTGAAGCGACTCTAGCTAACAATGCTAAGTTTGCTTCTATGGATGAAATCTTATCTTTCATTCATAATGTAAAATCTGAAGCTGGAGAACGTAAGTTCAAAGATGAAGAAGTAATCGGTAGAAATATTTCTCCAGAAGAATTATTCTATAAGATTATCATGTCTTGTGGCTATTCTTGGTATCCTTCTGAAGATGATTGTGAAGTAATCTGGGATATCTGTAATCGTATGGAACAACCTGAACGTAATAGAGTATATATGAAGAATAATATATTCGATTTCTTCAACGTTCCATATACTAGTAATCTAGTAGTCAATATGCTAAAGAAACTAGATGCTCCATTCTTGGATCCAAATCATCCACCAGAAACTATCAAAGAAGATATTGCTCTATTCACTGACTTGATTAGAGAATATGTAGCATATAAATATCAATATACTGATAAGATTGATAGAGTTATGAGTATGATTCGTGAGACTAGTGTTATTACAGATACAGACTCAACTATGATTACTCTAGATGGATGGTATAAGTTCATTCTCGAAAAGACTTTCGGTGTAGATATGAAGATTAAACACTCTTCTATCGACGGTGCTGAAATAGTAGAGAAAGACGATATCAATAATCTTAAGACTGAAGATGAGTATGTCCAAGAATATGATTTCTTGAATGATGAAATTATTGAAACTAAACGTATGGTAGAACCATTTAAAGTTATTCCACAAGATGGATTACGTTTCAGTATCATTAATATTTTAGCTCACTCTTTAGGTATCTTGGTTAATGAGTATATCAAACGTCTATCTGATAATTATAATATGGATGGTAAGTTTGATCCTTGTCTATTAAGTCTTAAGAATGAATTCTTATTTAAGAAAGTTCTATTGACTAACGCTAAGAAGAACTACATCTCTAAACAAGAACTTCAAGAAGGTAACTTAGTACCAAATAACCAAGACCAATCTCTAGAAATCAAAGGTCTTCAAATTGTAAAAGCTGGTGCTCCAGAAAAGACTACAAAAGAACTATCTCGTATTCTATATGAAGATATTGTAAATGCTGAAGAACTAGATCAATTGAAGATTCTTAATGAATTGGCTATCGTCGAGAAGAATATTTATGTATCTATCAATAATGGTGATACTACTTACTTCAAACCTCAACGTATTAAAGCTATGAGTGCTTATGAAAACCCTATGAGAATTCAAGGTATTAAAGGTGCGGTAGCTTATAATGAGATGATCGACGAAACTAATCCTAAGATTAACCTAGAGGAACCAAATGCAGTCCTTATTATTAAGACCAATATTAATAAAAAGACTGTAGTTGATTGTAAAATGAAGAGAGAAGAACCAGAACGTTATCAAGCTATGGTAGATTTGATGAATAATGAATTCTATAAGGGTGAAATCACTTCTATAGCTATTCCATTCGATGCTAAGGTACCAGATTGGATTATCGAATTCATCGATTACCCATCAATTATCAATGATAACTTAGGTTTATTCCCTTGTGATGCTATTGGTTTAGATAGATTATCTACAAATTCACCATATAGTGGTATTATTAAAATATAGGAGCAAAGAAATGTTATTCAACGAATATAAAGAAAAGATAGATAAAGCCCTTGAGGCTTTATCTGCTTGTAATACTAGCTTTACTAATGAAGAAGCGGCTAGAATGAGTACAGAAGAGCTTACTAATAAGGTAGGCAATAAACAAGGTATTCATAAAGCTCGTAATTTCTTAGAAGAAGTATTATTTAAAGATGGTAAGTTAATCGGAAAAGCTTCTGATGATAAAGAAGCTATTCGATATATGATGAAGAATAATCTTCAGCTTTATATCATCCCATTAGATGAAAGTAAACCTTATGGTAAACAAGAAATCGGTGTTATCTATAAAGGTGTAGTTGGTATAGTTGTAAACCATGCTATGAACTTCGTAGAAGTAGTAAGTGAAGAGGATATGAAAAAGTACGACATTTAGTTGCATTCAAAAAACTTTTTAATTATATAATATCTCTATGAGTAAGACGTCATAAGTCATAAATTAAAGACACGACAAACTTACGAGAATATTTTTAATTAAGGAGGACAACAAAATGTCTAAGAAAACAACTCACGTATCCTATGATTTGGATACAAAATTCATTTCCGCAGCTCGTAAATTGAAAGCTGCTCCTAAAACTAATGAAGGTGAATTTGCAAAAGCCTTCGAAAAAGCTGGTAACTTCGGTGATAAATTGAACGTTATCGGTAAATTTGCTATTGGTCGTACTGACCTTTATAGTGTGATTCTCGATATCAATAAAGATATCAAAGCAGACTTGGAAGATGTTGATAATGTAAAACGATTGATTCAATCTCTTTATGTATCTGCATTAATCAACTTCAAGTTCATTCCTAAAATTCATGAGGAACTTCGTGGTTATGTTCCAACTGAATTCCAAATCTTGGAACGCCAAATTCATCAATTAGTTGCAGCTATCATCGATGGTAAAGATGAAGTAGAAGAAACTGTTGATGAAGCAGATCAAGCTCCAGAAGAAGAAATTGGTGCTGAAAAACAAGAAGAAAGTCTATTCGCTCAAATGCTAGGTAATGCTGCTGACAAAGTGGAAAAGGTAGCAAAGAAAGCTAAAGACAAAGTTAAAGCAAAAGCTGACAAAAAAGAAGATGTTAAAAAGGACGCAAAAAAGGAAGAAAAGGTAGAAACAAAGACTGAAGCTAAACCAGAAGAAGTTAATGTGAACCCTGTTCAACCTGTCGTTGAAGATGAAAAAGCACAACGACCAGCAACAGATGCCAACAATACGTTCTATCAAACATTGAAAGAATTAGAAGCGGTTGCTTTACAACGTGAAGCTTATCACTTTGCAAACCATTCTCCAATGGATAACAATGCGAACAGAGAAATTGCATACCAACAATATGCAAATCAATTTGGTGTAGATCCTATTCTTATTCCAGAATATCGTTTATATCTAAACCAATTCTTGAACCCACAAGAATCTGCAATGTTCTTTGCTGACGTTCAACAACCTGGTTTTAACAATCCTCAACAACCAATGTATCAACCACAACCACAACCTATGGTAAATCAACAACAAGTAGCTCCTGCACAAGCTACTGTTTCTACAGTGGTACCTCAAGCTGTTCAACCAGCTCAAGCTCCACAACAACCAGTTCAAGTAGATGCTCCACAACCAGTACCAGCTGATGCTCCTCAAGCAACTATTTCCACAATGGAACAAGTTAAAACAGAATCCGAATCCGTTAAGGATAAAGTTGTGAAAGAAAAATTGGAAACATCTGACCATGACTTGGCAGAATGTGTAGCGAAATACTTAGGATACTCTTCCTATAAACATTTCATGAACACATTCCTAGACGCGAATGCGTTAAAACGTAAAGCTAAGATTAATAAATTAGTAGATACTGATAAAGTTATTCTTAACTTTACATACCTAATTCGTGATATGATCACCAAAGGTGGTAATACAGTAATAGCTGACGCTATCCTTAAAGGTGGTCGTTTCCGTGTAAGTGGTATTCAAATGGTTGATAAGACACCATTTGTTGTTCTCCGTAACAATAAAATGGTTCTCGAAATCAATGCACTTGATTACCTAAAACGTGGTAACGTTATTGTATTCCGTATCAATGCACAAGGTAAAGATGCTTGGTACTGGATGCGTCTTGCAACAGGTGAAATGGGTCAATACAATATCCATCAACAACCTGCACAACCACAACAACAAACTGCATAAGAATATTTTTATAAATAAAGAGAGGTTTAGCCCACCTCTCTTTATTTTTTGAAGGAAAGAGAAGGTAGGAAATTGGACAAGAATTACAACAAGATAGAATCGCTAATCTGCTTCGTAGGCAGAAAAGCTGTTCTTAAGATGAATGTAATACTAAGTGACACTAAAGCCGAAAGATATAGAGATCTATCCTATCATATGGAAACTGATTTCTATTCTAACTCAGCCGATAGACGTATGGTTAATATCAAATTAAACTATAGGTATTTTCTATCATTAGAAACAATCGGTAAGGAGAATACTAAACGGGAATATTTAATTATAAATGATTCCGATGTATTCCAATTCAGAGAAGCATTGAGAGGGTTACACACAGAACTTACTGCATCTGATTTATATGCTGAACGTGAAGGTAAACTTACTATGGTAAGGGATAGTCCTTCGTTTGGTGTTAGATTAGCATTTAAGAATAAGGTAGTATTTCATGCTTCTACAATTACTGACTCTGAAGACTTTAAACGCCCAGGGGTATTGATGTATATCAATAGTAAGGATTTAGTAATTCCATTATCCGTAAGAGATGTAGAGGGGTTACTATATCAATTCGAAACTATTAATCTATATCAAATGGCTCAAGAGTTAGTAAACTATTTTGGTAGACCTGCAGATGGTACTAATAGATTTAAGGTTCAATATTAATAATCTCTATGACTGTATATTATAAAAATGATAAAAAATTAAGTCATTTTAAAATAGGAGGTTATTAATTTATGAACCGACTTAAATCAAATCAAGAATTATTAGAACCAATTATATTCTTTGATAATCCACCAAAGGATTATGTAAAGTATGTAGATAAAAACCAAGGTAAAGAATCCAATATATTTGGATTAGTTAAAGAAACAATTAGACGAATAAAATCTATAGAATTAGATTATAAATTCCCTAGGAATTTGAATATTAAAACATCGTTCAAGGAGGACTACTATGGCAGAAACTATCAATTTTGATCTTGAATTTCCTAATAATCCAGAGTTTGAGTTCAGTACTACACTAGAACGTATAAACCTAGATGAGGAAATGCAAAAAGATCTAGAAAGAGGAAAAGGTTTCTTAATTAAAGAACCTGATGTCGCTTTAAATAAAACTTTAAAGCGTACAGACTCTATCTATTCTGAACGATTCACGAAAACACTACAAGACCCTGATGCATTTGCTGATAGATATTCTTGTAAGTGTAAGAAGACACAAGGTAGAGATTATAATGACTCTATCTGCCCATATTGTCATACTAAAGTACAATATACAGGTGATGATTTAGAAATATTTGGTTGGATTAACTTAGCTCCATACCATATCATTCATCCAAACTTGTATATGAGTATTGAACGATATATTCGTCCAGAAAATCTAAAAGCTATTCTAATTCCAGAAGTGGAATTAGATGAAAATGGTAATCCTATTACCAGAGTAGATAAAACTATTCAAAAGAAGAAAAAGGAAAAGAAACGTCGTGGTCGTCGTAAAACAGAACCAGATCAAACTTATGCAACAATCGGTATGATTGGGTTCTATGAAAAATTCGACGAAATTATGGAATACTTCCATTCTAAACTCAAAGGTAAACGTGAAGATGTATATGAAGATATCATGGCTAATAGAGATAAAATCTTTATCCAAAATATCCCAGTATATACTTCCGTATTACGTCCATGGAAAATCGATGAAGGTAGATTCACATTCGAAGAAGCCAATAACCGATATACTATGATTGCTAAACAAGCAGCTAAAGCAAAAGACGATAGTCTTGCAATGTACCGAATGCCTAAGTATAAGAACTCTGTTCTTTGGGATATCCAAGAACGTTATAGTGCTCTTGTAAAAGGTATTCTAGATATGATGCTAGGTAAGAAAGGACGTTTACGTTCTTTGATTGCTGGTCGTTGTTGCTTTACTTCTCGTTCTGTAATTATTCCAGGACCCGAACTTAGAATTGATGAAGTTAAGATTCCATATTATTCAGCATTAGAATTACTTCAACAAACCATCATTAATATTCTTATTAAGACTTATAATATGAATGCAGCTGATGCATATATGAGATTCTCTCAAGCAAGACTTGAAAAGGATCCACAGATTATAAATATTATTATGAATATTATCAATACAATTGGTTTATATGTATTAATCAATCGTAACCCTACTATCCGTTATGGTTCTATCATGGCTATGAAAGTAGTCGGTATTAATGATAGCTTCACATTAAGTATGCCTTTGAGTGTATTATCTTCATTCGGGGCTGACTTTGATGGGGATACGTTGAATATTATTTATATTCCATTACTTGAATTCTGGCATAAAATCATTGGTGTATTTAATCCAAGAGATGCTATGATGATTTCTCGTAATGATGGTAAGTTCAATAATGATATGAATCTATTTAAAGATTCTATCTTAAATGGTAATGCATTATTACAACTAAGTCGTAAATATTATGATAATAATGATATGGCTGAAATAGATGCAATTCTTGAAGCTAATAAATGTGAAGAATTAAAAGAATGTAATGATGACTATCTAGACTAAAAAGCAGAAGATATTCCCATAGCTCATATGAGCTATGGGATATATTTCCTTTTATTTTTTAGGTTATAAATGAATATGCTATACCCTTATCCTCAGCTAGTATTTTACAACCGATTTGGATTTCAGCTATTGCATACTCTTCGATAACGGCTTCGATAGGAACGGTAGTTTGATATTCACCTAGTATAGCACATTTCATAGGTATAGAAGTTTCATAGTCTTCTATAATCACTGTGGAAATGCGTAGGTCATCGAATTCACATACGTCACGAACATCTGCTCGTATATTGACGTATGTATTTAATTCATTATCATACTCTACTAACCTATACCCGTTCTCCGGTAGTGCAGGCATCGATATCCACCTCGCTCAATGTTTGAATTTTGAAGTTGATGGTAGATACTGGACAGTTAAGATGTAAAGGTTTAGTTTCACCGATAATTCGATCTTCTAGTCTACTATTATTTACCAAACAAGGTGTAATTTCTACACTAGCATTTGGCTTTTCTGGAGCAATAGATAATTCGAATTCCTTAGTAACTGCAGAACCTTTAATGATATATTCACTACTTACTTTGACTCTACATTTAATACCTTCAATAACTACAGTACAATTATAACCATACTTAAATTTATTGATATTAAGTTTAGAAGAACCAAATAAGTCAGCAGTAAATCCTTTAAGTTGGAAGAATTCTATATCGTTGGATACAAAGCGATGGAGCTCCCCATCTTTATCTTTATATGCAACGAAGTTATTATCATGAATAACATCATCGTCAAATAGTGTTTTGAAGTTACCGTTTCTATCTACAAAAGCATAGTGCCCTAAACCTTCAAAACCAAATTTTTCAATCTCACTATGGTCTTCTAGTTTTCTTAGATAACGGTTATCTTCACCATCGATGAATTCTTGTTCAAATTTACCATCTTTTGTAATAACTAGCCAAGAGAATACTCTCTCAGGACAAGTACTTTTATACTCTTTCATTTAAAAATCCTTCCTTTTGTTTTGCTGTTGTTTATTAAGAGAAGTATCCTTGGATTTTCAAACGCCAGTTGTGAACATCTTTAGATGCATTCAAAGCAGGAACTACACGAACTCGAATATTAGCGAAGTTTGTAGTACTGTTACTTACAGTACCATCGTTTGCTGTACCTTTGATAACATGATTTGTCAAGTCATCACCAGCAGCACCATTGGAAGCTACACCAACATAGGAGTTAGCACCAATAGCAACGAATTGTTTAGAACCATCAGCACCTACAGGAGCAGTAGCATATACTAAAGCTTGTGTCCATTTATCACGAACAGCTTCTTCAGCAGATGTTTCATTTACACCGTTTTCATCAACAGTTGTTACTTTAACATCAACTAAATCAGAAACGTCGACAGAACCACCTTTGTTATTCCATACGTTGATTTCTAATTCTTTAGATGTTGTACCTGTACGAAGAGTACCTAAGTACCATTCAGTTACAGGTTTTGTATTGTCAGCATTCATAATGCTAATAATAGGACTAGCCATTGTTTCATTCCTTTCTAAATCTTCTGACGAACTTCTACACAGGTAGATATAGATTCTAGACCTAAAGGAATAGTACTAGCTGCAGTGATTGTAAGTCTAGTACCAGCTCTAATTAAAGTATTATCTACTTCTACAGAGCCTTCTTTAGTGTCTTTATCAATATCAATTCTGGAAAGAGTTTTCCAATTACCATTACTATAGAGTTGTAGCTCTAGTGAAATATTATTTTCCATGGTACTAGATAATGGCACAATAGAATTGATCTTGTGTAAATAGCAGTCAAATGGACAATAGAGTTCTACCTTATTAATAGAAGATTCTTTGATAGAGCTTACGAAATAGAGATATTTAACTTGAGATAATAATTTAAGTTTAGTGATAATGTCAGTAATAACTTCCATTTCACCATCTACTTCAATTGTCTTAGTACCAACATCAGTATTCCCAGCTGTGTATTTAGTCCAATTAGTTAAATTAGTTTTAGGAGTATCTGGATTAGATGTAAGAATATACATATCTGTCTTAACCATACAAGTCATGTATAGTTGTCGACGTTCTTTAGGAATTTCATACATCTCGTCCATAGTATTACAACTATGCATACCACCCAATAACTCATTAGAATGAGCTGTAGGGAATTTATCTACGGTTGTAAATGGACGAATAGGAGATGAAACATTCGTTCCTCTAATCTTGGTCGTTGTGATTTCTTCAATACCTTTTTCCAATTTAGAGTCCCCTTTCTTAAAGATAAAAAATCAGGCATCTGGAAATTATCCAGATGCCCAATAGTTTAATGATTATTCTTCATTACCTTTATATCCATCAACTAATGGAGTTTCAGTGCGAGTAACTGTATCATCTTCTGAAGAGATATGTAATGTAGTTACAGAAGCACCTGGTTTTGGAGTTGTTCCAGTACCATCTGTGGATGGTTGATCTGGAAGTCTATGATTACCAGCAGAGTTAGGTAAATCAGTAGAATCAGAATTAGTAGTTTGGTAGTTAATCAAAACAGGAATGTTTTCATCTGTTTGTAAGTTACCAGATGTATAAACGTCATAGTTATTAGTATAACCAGATTCGTTAGTAACACGGAAGTTTTGTTTTACATTCCAGTCGGAGTTAATAAGACCACCGATAGTGATGTCACCACCAGCATTCAAACGATAAGCAGATGGAATTGCGAATACCATGTATCCACCACCTGTAGCGTCGAAATGCATTTCTTTCTTAACTCGACCATCTTCGATTTCGATGAATTCGGAATGACCAAGTTTAAGAATGTCATCAGATTTAACAACAGCACGATCAGAAACGCCATAGTAAATCTTAGGTAAGAATTTAATAGAAGCTTGAGCTTTGGATTCCATATTGTTTTGGTCTCTAACTACTAATTCCCAAGTAGTGTTGGAAGTAATATTAACGTCAGATTTCTTAGCTGTATTAATACCAGCAGCAACAAAACCAACAGAAGCATTTGGATTAGCTGTACAATTTACATATTGAGATGCAACATTGTCAGAGTTTTCCAAATTCCAACCAAATTCAACTTCAGAAATAGTGGAACCGATTTCAGCAATACCATTAGCTGGTTTAGTGATACCGAAACCTTTCAATGCGATTGGTTCATATAACAAGTGGTCTAAAGCTACTTGTACTGTTGGGTACTTACGATGATTCAAAAGAATAACGTCAGGAGCTTTAACTACTTGAGGAAGACCAACCATACCTTTGATCATTTCTTGAAGTTCTGGAGCTAAGTCATCCCAAGTTACACGGTCAGTACCGTCTGGGTTTTGGGAATCATATTTTTTACCCATTAAGTAGGATTGGAAACCAGTGAAGTCACCAAATGCTACTGGGTTAAATGCTGTTTCGATCTTTTCTACACGAGCACCGGAAGTTGGATCAAGAATAGCAATATTTTTATCTGTGTAGTTTGCTACAACGATTTGGTAATCATTAGAAACATCTTTAGTCACACCAATAGAGATTGGACCACGACCACAGATAAATTCAGAAGTTTCTAAGTCTGCACCGTTGATACGAGTTACAGTACCAGAAGAGAAGTTACCAACCCAGATATTGTCGGACAAGTCAACAGCGATAGCACGAGGTTCATCACCTACAGTGATATCAGCCATTTTAACTTGGTGGGAAACTTTAGTTACTACGCCACTAATAGCACAAGCAACATAAATATTACCACGAGAGTCACAACAAATACCATCTGGACCATTGGCTACGTTTACAACTCCTTCATAAAGAGTCATACCTTTCCAGATTACAGAAAGAGTATTGTCAAGGTAGTTAGCAACCCAGATATTACCATCTGTATCACAACAAATACCACGAGGACCTTGACCAACACCGAATACTTCATTTACTTTACCATTAACAATTTTAGTTACAGTATTGGAAGCATAGTTAGTAACAAATACAGGATAATCGCCATGTTTATCAGCGATAGATCCTTCACAAATACCATAAGGGGAAGTACCGTTCGTAGGGATTTCTGCAACTACAGAACCATCACGAACTTGAGAAACGGTATTATCGTCTTGGTTAACAACGTATTGTGTACGTCTATCACGACAAACTAAAACACCCCATGGAGAAGTACCAGTGGCAATCTTAGTTTCTTCAGTCCCGTTGGTATATTTAAATAAGCCATAATCTGCAGATTCTTTATGACCAATTTTATTGGCAGCTACCCAGATTGAACTTAAATAAGGCATATTAAATATCCTCCTTTAAATAAAAAATTGATATCAATTCTTTTAAGAATTTATAGTAATGTTCTATAGGTCATTTTTCAAGCCTATAGAACATTACTGAGTTTCATCATCTTCTTCATCATCATCGTCTATATAATTCTTCTTATCAGAATCGTTTATATAGATCTTCTTAATGATAACTTTTGTTTTATTATCACTAACAGCATCCTTATAATCCCTAACATCTGCAGAGCGTTTAAAAACGATCAAATCGATTATTTCGATAATCCTATTTAGTGTGGATATCCTTTCTAGAAGTTCAAACCCAACTATGCCAACCATTAGGGATATAAATAACAAACCCTTAAAACCAATATGGTCTATTATTGTATCGGATAAAGCGAAGACTAATAATGTAGAAGTAGCAGTGGAAAGAGCTACTCTAGTCGCTCTATATTTAAAGGTAAGATGCATATATACCTTTTCTTCACCCTTAAATACGATTATAAAATCTTTAGCTAAACTTCCAAGCCAGCATACGATAAGAATTGCTATAAAGATAACGATCGAATCTAATGACAAAACTGCCGAGTAGAGATCTTTATCCATTGATATTGCCGCCTTTTCTACTATCAGTAATAGATTCGAAGCGGAAAGTTTTAGAAATAGTGTATAAACAAATACTAAATAATGTAATTAAGAAAATAGAAATAACTACACACGTTACAATCTTACTAATAATAGCAGATTCGGTCTTCTCTTTATAATCCTTGATTAAAGTATTATATGTGCTTATATAAGTATCATATGGTTTTACTATTTCATATAAATTAGAACTACGTAATAGAATTAATTTATGAGAAATTTTAGCATCAGGATTATTCTTAGTAAGAGCACGTCCAGCATCAAAATAACTTGGTACTAAAAGATCATAAGCTTTAAGAGCAGTAACTCCACCACTATCAATAAGGTCATTGATACTTTCTATTCCAGGTTTAGTAATTTCTAAATGTTTACCATCCGAATCTTTAAGTTTCTTATTATACTCAATGACACTTTTTGGCATATTTCTTTCTGGAATAAATAAAATATCATCATCGGTAGAATCACCAGTTCTATCCTCAGTTAGAATAGAAGTTATTACACTCTTCTCTAATTCTTTATTAGTAGATTTATTAATAACCTCACCCCATGGGACAAATAAATCTTCCGTAACATTCTTAGGACTGATAATAATTCTATCTTTATCAGCTAAGAATAAACGTTCTTGTTTATCTTCCCCATATGTTCTCGTGTTATTATTATCTAATGATAAAGCATCATGATATAGTGAAATTAGAGCTGTATTCTTATCAGTTGAATGAAGCTCTCTTTCTATAGTCAATAGATCTTTCTTACCATAATCATCTTGTAACTGGTGCTGGATATATCCAATAGTATAAGCATTCTGTAACTGCATATCACCTTTACGATTATTTATAATATCGTCGATATGTTTATTTTTTGTTGATTCTAAATGAGCAATAGTACTCTGATAATTAGTTTTATACTCATAAATATCAACATAAATATTATTGCATAGTATTATTAAAATTATAGCTGGAAGTAGAGAGAGAATAATCATCAATCGTCTACGTAACAACACATTTAGCGATAATAATCTATGCAAAGTATACAGCCGACGTCTTATACCCATATATCTATTTCCACCTCCTTATAATTGGAATTAGCATAAATTTAAATAGTCAGTCCTTATAAAAATGTTAAACTAACTCCGCCGAACATACTAATAATCTTAATATATCATTAAAAAATAGGAGGTGTAATGATGGCTAGTTTTAAAGACAATGACAAGATTTCTTATGATGATCTTGCCCCAAGTCTACAAGCTATGCTTAAACGAAGCGTATCTAAAGACGATCTCGAAACATTCAAAAATAAAGTAGCTGAAATTGAAGCTAAGTTAAACGGTATTCGTTTAAGTGTAGTAAACGATGTAGCTAGTATCCCTAACCCTCAAAACAATAAAGAGATCGCAATTGTTTTAGGTCCTAAGTATACTTTCATGTGTACTTATAATAACGGCTGGCAAAAAGCTAAAGCTGTATACGCTTAGGAGGGTTTTATATGTCGACTTTTAGTGAAGAGACTGGTATTAGATATGAAGATCTAACTAAAGATCTTCAAGAAATGTTTAAGCCAAAATTCACATATGATGATCTTCATGATCTAGAAAATCGTTTAATGAGAATTAAACAATTACTTGGTGATGTACGAGTTACTATAGCTCCTAGTAAACCAACAGATCCTAAACCATTAAAAGAGTTGTATGTAGATCCTTCCTTACCACAACCTTATATGTATACTGAAGATAATCGATGGGTACCAATTACAATGGTTCCAGTAGATGTATCTGATGATGATGTAACTTGTAAAGTTAATATCATTCAAACAGACAAACAACGTGTTGTTGTTATTGTCGATGGTAAAGAATATCAAGAAACATTCAATTCTATTCTTGGTAAAAAATATACTACAAGAGTATATGCTACAGATGATAGATACATGCCTGGTACATTGGTTAACATGCCAGCATCTGGTATGTTCTTAGGTGATAGTATATTCAAACTATCTGATGCGGTACCTAAACAACTTTCTTCTAATAAAGAATATCATAAATATACATCTCATTCCAATATTGCTTATAATGAAGCAGTATTCGTTGAAACATGGTTTGATAACGCAACAGATATTACATTAGATATCAATACAGAAATCTGGTTAGGCTACAATGGATATAAATCTGGTCCATATAACTCGTTCTATAACTTCGAAGTTCGGGTAAATAATGTTCCTATCTGGGAATCTGGTAGACGAAATGGTGCTGACCCATACTTTGCTCCTATTATGACTCCTACACAATATAAAAACTTCCACGTTGGTACATTCAAAACAAAAGTACCTGCTGGTAAAGTAAGAGTTTCGTTATGGGTATGGCAACAAGACGTTCGTAATAAACACTGTGATACTAATATCCGTAAATTTACTGTAGATTTTAAATAAGGAGAATTTTATGTTTGACTCTCTGATTAAATTTTTCGGTGGTGTAACTAAGAAAGAACATGATTTGATCGTGTTCCAAACTATCGAAGATCTTACTAATTCTAATAAGAAAACAGCTGAAGCTTTAGAACAAGCTAAATCCGAATTAGCAGAAGCTGAAGCTCAAATTGAAGAATTAGAAGATTTAGTTAAAGCTAAATCCGCTACTATTGTAGCATTAAAAGAAGAAATCGAAACTAAGAATGAAGCAGCAGCTCCATCCTCTTTCAAAATCGGTTCTTTGAAATCTAAATCCATTCAATTATTCAAATCCATCCGTGGTGCTAAAGAAGAAAACGTAGTTAAATTTTACTTCGGTAAAGTTATTCGTTATGCTCGTTTAGATGGTGATAAAAATGACCACGGCCTCTTCTATAAAGAAGGTAAAGGTGCTGAATACAAACATCTAACTTTTAAGAAATAAAGGACTATTATAACCAGTAGCCAATATTGGCTACTGGTATAGTTTTTAACTACTCCGGAGACATTAGATTAATATTAATATTTAATTTATTCGATCAAGGAGATAGAACACATGTTAGAAAAGTTTGAGGATGTCTATAAGTGCGACTCCATTACAATCAACGTTACTAATAACTGCAATCTTAGCTGTATATACTGCTTTGAGCATAATAAACAACCAGAAATGATGGATTCCAAAACTGCTATTGATATTGTAGATAAAGCATACAATAGTAGAAATAAAGAATCTCATGGTAAGTTCATGTTGAACTTCTTTGGTGGTGAACCTTTCTTAAATTGGAAATGTATGAAAGATGTAATCGATCATTGTAATGAAAAAGGTTACGAAATCTTTTATGGTGTTACAACTAACCTTACTATTCTTACAGATGAGATTATGGAATACATTGATGACAATGAACTTCATTTATTGGTATCTGTAGACGGTAAGAAAGAAATCCATGATAAGAATCGTTCTAATAGTTACGATATCGTATCTGAGAATATCAAGAAGTTAATTGATAATGGTCTTGGTATCTTTGTAGAAGTCCGTATGACTATTCTACCTGAAGATATTGATAAAGCTATTGATGGGGTTAAAGAATTCTTAGATATGGGCTTTACTAATATTGCTCCATGCCCTGTAACTGATACAGAATGGAATGAAGAACAACTCAAAGGTCTTGAAAAGTATATGGAAGATCTTATGGAGTTATACGTTACTAAATTAAACGATGATAACTCTACAGAAAACTTCTCTATCAAGAACACAGATGAAATTCTTCTTAATGTATTAGAACCAGATGTATATACACCACAAATGTGCCCAATCGGTTCTACTCGTTGGTGTGCATTTGATATCAATGGTGATATCTATCCTTGTCATCAATTACCAACTTCTGAAAAAGAACACAAAGAAGATCAAAAGATCGGTAATATCTATACAGGTGTAGATCGTTCTATGCTTACTGGTGGTGTAAATCCAGCTAAGTATATTAAAGAAGAATGTGATACTTGTATCGGTAGATCTATCTGTGCTTCTGGCTGTCCTGAAGAAAACATTCGCCAAACTGGTAATGTAGATACTCCATCTGATGCTTACTGTGCAGTTAAACGAGCTATGGTAAAAGCAGTTAAGAAATATCAACACAAATTCATTACTGCAACTAACGTTCGTAGTAGAACTTTGAATGTTTTGATTGAAAATCTTAAGATCAAAGATTATATCGATACTGTCTTTAAGAATATTGATGTAAATGATGAACTTACTTTCACTGTATCTTTAGCTCATGTGGATGCTATGATTAAAAACCTTGGTGAAGAAAATATTATTGGTTCCTTTAAGGATTACTTCACTAATGCTATTATAGATAAATCTGCTAAAGTACTAGCAGCTCAAGGTATTGATGATTTATATCTATCTCAAATTAAACCAGAAGATGCTGTTGTTACTAAAGTAATAGAAGAGGAATTATAATGGATTCTGAAAATGCTGTAAAGCGTATAGAATGCGAATTATATTCTCCTAGTACTTGGACTATTTCTATTGGTTTGGATAGAATTACAAATATAGCAGGATATAGCTGTAAGATAGTTAGATTGACTTCTAATACTTACGATATCCAATATAAAGTAAAAGAAGATGAATTCTCTACTTTAAGCTCTGCTTTTGTAAACTTCCCAGACCAAGATGGATATAGTGATGTAAAGACATCTACTAACGTTGGTATTAATCTTACTTTCAATAAGATAAATAATATAGATAAAGATAAGGCTAAAGAAATATTAGAATACTTTATTTTATCTATATTCGGTAAAGAGGTATATCGACGTATTACAAATAAAGAAATCCGTATAGATCTTTATATAACGGATGAAGATAAATTTGCTAGAAAATAAAGGAGAATATTATGGCTAATAGACATAAAGTCATTTATGTAGAAGCTAGAAAACCTAATAAAGGGACATTCCCAGGTAGAACTTATTTTAGCTCTATTATTGATATTATTCTAACTAACTTAAATGAACGAGATTCCATTAAACGTGCTAAAGAACATCCTTGGCAAGAAAAGACTGGTACTCGTTATGCTCAATTAAGTGGTATTGAAAATACAGATTTAGAAAGACGTCTTCAAGATGCTCAACGTTCTGTAAATGAAGAAGACGGTACTCTTAAAGCTAATGATGTAAACCTTATTATCGATACTACAGCTGACTTAGTTAGAACTATTGCACCTATTAATACAGTAGAAGTACGTGAAGAATGTACTTACTGGAGAAATGAAAAGATCGTTCCTCTAGATACAGGTGTAGGTACTTCTCCTGTATTGAGTACTAATCTTGATTCTAAGCTTGTTAAATATACTACAGCTTCTGGTCAAGGTATCAGAGTATCTGGTTATTCCAATATGGATGCTAGAATCGCTAAATCTATTTCTGGTGCAGAAGTAGAACACTTCGGCAATATGCCTGGTAATACTATTCATTATATTGGTAGAAATATTACTAAAGATTTTAAAGTAATTGGTTTATTAACAGCTCAAGCATATAATGGTACTACAGATACTGCTACTAAAGTTGGTAATCCAAGCAACTTTATCGTATTTGAAAATCAATTATCTGATTTCCCTGAAGATATGTCTGGTATTGCTGTTACTGTAGGTAGCACTGTATATTCAATTGAACGAGCTTCTATTAAAGAAACAGCAGATCATAACCATTCATATGCTGAAATTGCAAATACCGATAAAACATTACCTGTATTTACAGAAGCTGAAACTATTTATAATGTGAAATTCCAAGCCGTAGTAAACATGGAAGCTGTATTAAAACAAGATGCTCGTATCTGTACACTTAACTACGATCCAGCGAATTCTTCTACAGCTTGTGAAAACCGTTCTATCTTGCATGGTTTCCGTATTGCTACTCAAGAAGATGCTACTACAGTTCAAATCTGTAATAATACACTACGTCGTGTTACTAAAGCAGTCTCTGATCCAACTACAAACTTTACAATTGAGCATGTAAATGCTGGCGAAACTGTATATGCTTCTAAATGGGCATTGATTGCTGAATATCTTCGTAGAATTTCTCAACAACTTGACACATATAACAACTGGTGGGATGATAATGGATATTGTAATATCACATGTCAGACTCACTGCCAATCTACTTGTCAATTATCTTGTCAAGGTTGTTATTCTAATACATGCCATAATCAAAACTGTGGTATGTCTTAATTCTTATAGGAGATTCTATGGATAATTATAGAGAATATTTCTTCTTCTTAACTAATAATTGTCCTAATCGTTGTAAATACTGTTATATAGACTTCCATTCTAAGGATATGACTATAGAGCAGATTGATAAATACATGGAAGAGCTTAAACCTTCAAGGATTATATTCTTTGGAGGTGAGCCTCTCCTTCGATTGGACTTAATTGAATATACGGTTAAGAAATACTATGGAAAATGTAAATTCCAAGTAGTTACATCTACTATGGCTAACTTTAAAGAATTTATTGAATTCCATAAACAATATAAACTTAACGAAGTGCAACTATCATGGGATGGATTTACTAATAGCCGTGTAGATATAAATGGAAACTCTATTGCTGATAGAGTTAATGCTAATATTGAATATGCTTTGGAGCAAGGTATTACATTCGATATTAAGACTGTGGTAAATAATGAGAATATTTATAAGCTTAAAGAAATACATGATCATTTCAAAGCTCTTAAATACGATACTAAATATCCTGGTAAAGCTAATGGTGAATTTGTTATTGCTCACGGTGAAAACTATTCTGAAGACTTTTATGAAGAACTAGAGAAACAGTTACCATATACATTCGATTTAGATAAGCTCTATGTAGAGCATTTAAATAAGATTGGAGCATGGTTAAGACAAGATCGTAGTTTCTGTAGTTGTGATATTGGTAAATATACTACAATATCTCCAGAAGGTATTCAAAATAACTGTACTGCTATGAGTCAGCAACTAGTTCGATTAGATGATACTAGAGCTCAACGTAGATGTAAACATGAAGATTGCCAAAAATGTGAATTTGGAGCAATCTGTGATGGTGGTTGTCGATATGAACGATATGAGAAGTTCGGTGATGACTGGGAGAACCATTACTTAGATTGCACGTGTCGTATAACTAAGATATTTGGTAAAACTATTAAGAACTTCTTATCCTCATTAACTCCTGAAGAAAAGAAAATACTTCTTAAGAAATACTTAGATTATACAGCATGGACTCAACGTGAGCACAATATTACTCCACTAGAAAGTATTAATACAAACGATAAATTCTAATCATTTTATACTCCTTGAATTTGTAATTATTCTAAATTTCAGTTATATATTATTATAGTGAATAAAGTAGTTTATTTATAATATTAAAGGAGTATTAAAATGAAAGAAGAAAAACAAGTAGAGTACATTAAGGAATTCGTAGAATTCCCAACTTTTATCCGGTCTTTTGTAAGACCAAAAAATCTTTTCGCTGCTGAGACAGAAGCGTGGCGTTTCAGATGTCCAAATTGTGACCTTCAAGTCTCTGTAATACGGAGTGCAACATCTCTTGGAGGTCGCAAAGGTTTATTCGAGCTTGCATTTATGAAAGGTGACGAAGTCTGCTGGGATACGGAGCTTTGCTTTGATGTCGTAGGCTATCTCACCGAAAATGAAGTATTGGATTATTTAGAAAAATCTAGACATTTGTCTTATGACTCAAAAACGTCTAGATATGTAGTAAAATAGTTTAATTATATTTTTAAAAATAAGAAGGTAGAAGAAATGAAAAACACAAAAATCAAGACAACAGGAATCGCTTCTGTTTTAAAATCAATGAATTATAAAACAAACGTAATCGTGAATCACATACCTCATGGGTATAAAACTATTTTAGTAGCAATGCGAGAAGATGCATTATTTGAAATGCATCTTACATTGAAAGAATCATTATTTGGTGATTCGAAGGTCTTAGTTCGTATGTATAATATGAAAAAAGACTACGAAAGTATTATCGAAAAAGTTGTTGATACTAGTAACCGAGAATCAGTTGCTAAGTCAATAGCAAAAACAATCGAATCTGCAAATAAAGAAACAATATTATTTACAGACAGAATGCTAAGAATGTTCTTTATATCTTTAGTTAATGCTAGAGCTGTAAAGGAGTATTATTCCGCAGAAAAACAAATCTATAAATTTTATGATTTAGTAAATACTGCAAAATGGTAACTCGGTAACTATAACCATACCCAATAGGTAGGAGTATGGTTATTAAGTTATATATTTTAATTTAAGTTTTTAATTATTATTATTTTAATTTTAGGAGGATTTCAAAATGAAAACAAGTAAACTTTTATTAACAACAGCTATTATTGCATCTTTAGGTACTACTGCTTTCGCAGCAGATACTACAAATCAAGTATCTGGTAACTTAAATCAAGTTGAAGGTGAGAATAATATTGTTCTCGGTAACTCTAATAATGTTGCTGGATATTCATCTGTAACTATTGGTAACCATGTGTATTCCCATGCCCGTACCTATAATGAAGAAGAAACAAGTGGGATATATTCCTTCTCCCCTGAAAATAAAGGGAATATCGCTATTGGTGATCATACAAAAGTAGATGTTAGAGCAGGTACAGCAATTGGATACCTTGCTCAATCTTTTGGCGACGCATCTGTAGCTATTGGTGCTTATAGTATGGCATACGATGATGTGCACAAAGTTGATAGTAAGTATGCTGGCGTAAAAACAAATCAAGGTGTATTCAGTATTGGTAGCAGCTATGCACCATTCTATGATAAAGGCACCACACCAGAAGCAAAATTCCGAGTTTTCACACGTCAACTACAAAATGTAGGTGCTGGTGAAATTTCCGCTAAATCTACAGATGCTGTTAATGGTAGCCAATTGTATGATGTTATGATGGAAGCCCAAAAACACACTGTTGTACAATCTGGTGATGATAACATTGTAGTCGATGGTGAAGATGGTTTCTATACTGTATCAATGAATAAAGATTTAAATCTTAATTCTGTTAATTTAAATGATGGTAATAATGAATCTCATTATACAACAGAAGGTATTTCTATGGTGCATCGTGGCGATGGTACAGAACCTGTATATAATACTACTTATAATTATAATGGAATTCGTATCGCTACTAATGATGGTAATGCCCGACCAATCGATGAAATCACTTTAACCGCTGATGGATTAAATAATGGTGGTAAGAAAATTACCAATGTTAGCCGTGGTGAAAAAGATACCGATGTTGTTAACGTAAGCCAACTAAAAGAAGTAGGAAATAAAGTTAATGATAATTCTAAACGTATTGATACAAATGAAAATCGTATCAATGATTTAGGTAATAAAATTAATGATGTTAGTCGCAATGCGTTAGAACGTGCTAATAGTTATACAGATATGCAAGTGAACAAAGGCGTTGCTAAAGCATCCGCATTAGCAGGTTTAAAATTCTTGGACTACAATCCTAAGGATAAATGGTCCTTCGCAGCATCTATTGGTCACTATCGCAATGCGAATGCGGTTGCAGTTGGTGCGGCTTACCAACCTAATGATAACACAATGATTCATGGTGGTATTACTTTAGATGGTAAAGTAGCTTACAACTTAGGTGTAAGCTTCAAAACTGGTGGTAAAGAATACGTCAATAAATATGTATTACAAGATCAAGTAAAACAACTTCAAGCTGACAACGCTGAATTACGTCAAGAACTAAAAGAATTGCGTGCTATGGTCGAAAATAAATAATTATACTTTATAAAGCCTCTTAATTGAGGCTCTTTTTTTTTAATTAAAGGAGAATTTCAAATGAAAACAACAAACAAACTTTTATTAACTGCTGCTGTTTTATCCACTATCGCTGCTGGTGTAAATGCAGAGGATATTACATTAAAAGATAATCATACAAAAGAATCCAATTATAATCTAGTATCTACAGTGGGTAATGTAAAAGTCGACTCTGTCGTTCCTAAGAACGAGAACACTGTTCATAACGTTATTCTTGGGGGTTGGAGCAAATTCACTGGTACCAACATCTATAATATTTTATCTGGGACTGAACTTAAAACATCTGGTCGTAATGTAGAAAATATTATTATGGGTGATGCATTAAAAGTTCAGGATTCTGCTTATGGTCTTATTCTCGGTAATACAAATACTGTCGAAAACGATGAAGAAAGTATTAAAAAGTACGGTCGTAATTCAGTAATGATTAAAGGTGGTCATAATACAGTAAAAAATTCACCACTTGCTACAGTACTAGGTGAGGGCACAACTGTAACAAACTCCTATGGAGTTTTTGCTAATGGTAAAGGTATTGTTGCTGAAAATGCTCGATGGTCTGTAGTTATGGGGGAGGGTGCTTCTATTAAATTGCCTGAAGCCGGAAAAGGTTCATCTATCGTTATTGGAGCTAAAGCTAATACTAATAACTATTACACCGTTTCTCTAGGTGCTCATGCATCTACTACAGCTTACGGTGCTACTGCTATCGGTGGTGCTTCTGTAGCTAATGGCAAGTACTCTTTAGCGATGGCTCAAGGTACAGCTAATGGTTATGGTGCAATCGCTATTGGTATGGATTCTAAAACTGATAATGATTATGCAGTTGCTATTGGTAATAAAGCCAAAGCTACTGGCGTTGGTTCTATGGCATTAGGCGACGATAGTGTAGCAGATAGATTAGCTGGTACAGTTGGTTACTTAGCAGAAGGTAAAGATGATGCTACATGGAAATCTACTAAGAGTGCTTTATCCGTTGGTGATAGAGAAAATAATGTTACTCGTCAAATAACAGGTTTAGCTGCTGGTACAGAAGATACTGATGCAGTTAACGTAGCTCAGTTAAAAGTAGTTGAAGCAGAAGCTAAAAAGCATTCCTCTGTAATCGCTGGTGATAATACAACTGTAACTACAGGTACAAATGCCGCTGGTGGTGTTGAATATAAAGTAGCTGTAAACAAAGATTTGAATGAAATGAATTCCGTTAACTTCGGTAAAGCTACCGATGATGTACGTTCTACTGTTACTAAAGATGGAGCTCGTTTCTTTAACGGCAGCGAAAACATCGGTGTTACATCAAATGGTATTCAAATCGAAAATACTGATACATTAGATCAAGCAAAATTTGATAAAACTGGTATGTATGCTAGTGAAGGTAATAAAACAGTTTACTACACTACAGCTGGTATCAGTGCTGGTGATCAAATCATCAACAATGTAAAAGCTGGTGTAAAAGATACTGATGCCGTTAACGTTAAGCAATTGAACGATTCTGTTTCTACAGAATCTGTAGTTGCAGATAGTCGTGTAGACAATATTGCATCTGTAGGTGTATTGAATGGTAAATCTACTGGCGATAAGAACGCTCAATATGGCGTATATGTATCCCGCACTGCTGTAGATGCTATTGCTAAAGGATCCAACCGTTTCGCTGGTGACGATGTCATCAAAGTAGAACGTTGGGTTGCACCTAGCAATGTAGCTGACTTAACTACTTTCAAATATGATGGTAATAAAGCAGCTACTAAAACACCTTTAACATACAAAGCTAACGGTGTTACAAAAACAACTATGTTAGCTGATGGACTAGACTTCACTAATGGCTCCAATACAACAGCTTCTGTTGATGCTAATGGTGTAGTTAAATATGATCTTAATAAAGATATCACAGTTGATTCTGTAAAAGCTGGTAAAGTTGTAGCTGACAAAGCTAACATTGGTGGTGTTACTATTGATAACAGCGGCATCAATGCTGGTGGTAAAACTATTACTAATGTAGCACGTGGTGTCAATGCTAATGATGCTGCTACAGTAGGACAATTGAACGATGTACGTACTGCAATGGCTAATGGCGATGCAGCTACATTGAATCGTGCAAATGCTTACACTGATAGCCGAGTGTCTGAAACTACAGCTCAAAACGCAGCTCTAGCTGCTCTACACCCATTGGACTTCAACAAACATGATAAGTTCCAAATCGCAACAGGTGTTGGTAATTACAAAAATAAAACATCTGTAGCATTGGGTGCATTCTACCAACCTAACGAAAACACATTGCTTTCCTTAGGTGCAACTTTAGGTGCTCATCGCAATGTCGTGAATGCTGGTGCGACATTCCGCTTTGGTAAACATAGCGAAATGAACACTGACCGTCACGATGCTCTTGAAAATAAAGTGAAAACTTTAGAAGAAACATTAGCTAATATTTCTGCTAAATACGATGAACTTCTAAAGAAAGTAGAAGAAAAATAATAATTATATTAATGGAAGAGGCTCTTAATTGAGCCTCTTTTGTTTTTTAAGGAGGAACTTCGAATGAAAGTAAACAAAATTTTATTAACGACTGCAGTTATTGCATCTCTAGGTACTACTGCTTTTGCAGCAGATACTACTGTTGGTACAGGTAACGGTATTGCTTATGGTACTGCAACAGAAGCTATTGGTGTAAAAAGTATCGCTATTGGGAATACTGTTAAAGCTTCTGATGACAACTCTATTGCTATTGGATATGATGCTAGTGCTAAAGGTATCAATGCTATTGCCATTGGTTCTAGTCAAATTACAAATTCTAGTGAAAACCCTGATACAAAAACCTTAGTTGATGGTGAAAATAGTTTAGCTATTGGTCAAGCAGCACAAGTTACATCAACTGATTCCATCGCTATTGGTAAAGATTCTAAAGTATATGATTCATCTAATATTTCTACTGTAGTTGGATATGGTGCAAAGTCTAGTGCTTATATGGGTTCTGCATTTGGTGCAAATGCACATGCCGGTGGTATTTCATCTTTTGCAATGGGTAGTTTTTCTGAAGCATTAGGCGATAATTCTGTTGCTATTGGTCAACAAGCAAAAGCGGAAAAAACAGATTCATATGCCCTAGGTAGTGGTGCAGAAGCTACTAACTATTACTCATCTGCACTAGGTTCTAACAGCCATGCTACTGGTAATGGAGCTACGGCTATTGGTACTGCTAGTACTGCAAATGGTGATAATAGTGTTGCAATCGGTAGTTACGCTGTAACAAAAGGTGAAAATAATGTTACATTAGGGTATCATTCTGTTGATGATGACGTTGTAGCAACTTCCCATAGTTTAATCAATGGGCATGATTATAAGTTCGCTGGTGATGACCCTTATGGTACAGTAAGTGTTGGTGGAGTTGTTGACTATGATATTGCAAAAGATGCTGATGGTAATCCTATATTAAATGAAGATGGTACTGGTTACTTGATGGTTAAAAAACATTTAACTCGCACTATCACAAACGTAGCAGCAGGTCGCATCTCTGACTCTTCTACGGATGCAATCAATGGCTCTCAATTACATGCCATTATTGAAGAAGCAGATAAAATTGATGCTAAAGTAAATAACCATGAAACTCGTATCAATGATATCAGTGCTAAAGTAGATAAAAATAAAGAAGTATTAGGTAATCATGAAGGTCGTATTACAACTTTAGAAAATAAAATTACTGATATTGGTACCAATGCCATTAACCAAGCTAACCATTACACGGATATGCAAGTAGCTAAAGTAGGTGCTAATGCAGCTGCTCTAGCAGCTTTACACCCACTTGATTATAACCCAGATCATAAGACAGATATCATGGCTGGAGTTGGTCATTATAAAGGTAAAACTGCTGTAGCACTTGGTGTATCCCATAGACCAAATGAAAATACAATGGTTACTTTCGGTACTACTATCAATGGTAAAGATACTATGGTAAATGCCGGTATATCATATAAGGTAGGAGCTAAAGGTTCTACTTATAAGAGTCCATTAAAAATGGCAAAAGAAATTGATGATTTGAAAGCAATTGTAGATAAGTTGCTTAAAGATAATCAAGAACTTCATAAAGCTTTAGAAAATAAATAATTATACTTTATAAAGCCTCTTAATTGAGGCTTTATTTTTAAGGAGGAATTTCGAATGAAAACAAATAAAATTTTACTAACTTTGGTATTGACAACCTTATCCACTACAGCTATGGCGGCAGATTCTACTACTCATGATTATCATACTGGTCAATATCCAGTAGCCGAGTCAGTTAAAAACAGTATTATCTATGGTCATGATACAAATGTTACACAAGCACACGGCCATTTGACTAATATTATTGCTGGTGGTGAAAATAACACTGTTCAGCTTGATGCACATAATAGTGCAACTTTCGGTATTGGAAACAATAATAATTCTGCAAATTCTGTAGTGGCTGGCGACCATAATACAATCACGAATGCGAATAATTCTATCGCTGGTGGTATTTATAATGCTAGTCATTCTAGCAATACATTAGTATTCGGTTATAATAATGCTATCGATTTCCGAAGTGATAATTCTATCGCTGGTGGCGAAAGAGCAAAACTCACAGGCAAAAACTCACTAGTATTCGGTGAAGATGCTGTAGTAGAAGGCGACAATACATATGCTATCGGTAAAGAAGCAGTTGCCAATGCTAGTAATTCACTTGCTATTGGTAATGGAGCAAAAGCAACTGAAGAAAACACTGTAGCTATTGGTAATAACTCCATTACTAATACTACAATTGGGACCGAATCTGAAATTATTAATGGTACAACACATACCTTTGCCGGTAGTGCTCCTTTAGGAACAGTATCTATTGGTGATATTGGTAAAGAACGAACTGTAACTAATGTTGCAGCAGGACGTATATCTGATACTTCTACAGATGCTGTTAATGGCAGCCAATTGCATGCCATTATTAAAGAAACAGATAAAATTGGCACTAAAGTAAATAGTCACGAAACTCGTATTAATGATATCAGTGCTAAAGTAGATAAAAATAAAGAAGTATTAGGTGATCATGAAGTTCGTATTACTGACTTAGAAGATAAAGTTTCCGTCATTGGTCCTAATGCTATCAAAGAAGCTAACAACTACACTGATTCCCAAGTGGCTAGTGTAGGTGCTCAATCTGCAGCCTTGGCTGGCTTGCATCCTTTAGACTTCAATAAAGATGACAAAGCTTCCTATGCTGCATCCGTTGGTCATTACCGTAACGCTAACGCTGTTGCAGTTGGTGCATTCTACCGTCCTAATGAACGCGCAATGATTTCTGGGGCTGTTAGCTTCGGTAAACATCTTCAAATGAACCTTGGCGTAGCTTTTAAGACCGGCAAAGGTTCTGAATATGTAAATGAAGCAAAATCTAAAGATAGCAGAATTGAAAAGTTAGAAGCTTTGGTAGAAAAATTGACTGCCGAAGTTGCTGAACTTAAAGCTAACAAATAAGGAGCCCACATGTATATATTTAACCTTTACGAAGATTGTAATAAACATAAAGCAAGTGTTGCTTCTTCGAGTAATTTGAATAATGCTCTTGCTTCTATAAAAAATATTGTATCTTTATATCTCAATGAATGGTATAAAGAAAAAGAGTTTGTTACCTTCAGAATTGAAGTGATCGACCAAGAAACCAATGATATTAGAAATATCATCTGGGAATCTAAACAAGGTTTCTTCGAAGCATGTTCTATTGAAAAATATATCCATCATCTGATAAATAAAGAGACTTATCAGATCTGGATCAAAGATCATGTGGATTCTGAAAGCATTTGTAAGTTTGCAGATTAAAGCCAACAAATAATTCAACTTTAAAATAATCGCAGGGGTGCATTTTACACCCCTCTTTTATTTTTTGTCTCCGAAAGGAAGGATAGATAAAATGATCCTTTATTTACCAGAACGTCTTTATGATGAAATTAAAGATAATCAAGATTTTATCGATATCTCTGAACAAATGGAAGATATCTATACAGAGAAGAATACATTTGAACATGCTATCACTACTAACTGGGTAGATAATGATGAAATCAAAGCTCTAGGAATTAAACTAGATAAACTTATCGAAACTTTCTTCAAAGACAAACCTAATTATATTGAAGAATACAAAATCAACAATGGTAAGTATTCTAAACAAGAAATGATTGTTAAGTATGAAACTGGTAATTCTGAAGTTTATGATTATGAAAATAAATTCTTCTTATTATCCAATATACTTAATAAATCATATGAAGATGGTACATATACCGAATATATGAAACCTTATGTAAACTTATTTGAGTCTACTAGTTTAGAAGAAAAGAAAGAAATGAATCTTTCTAAATATATTTGGTTGAAATATATGCATGCTAAATTGTATGTAATGGCTACTAAGATTAATTTCGTTGATATGAAATGGGATAAATCTTTTGCAGATCAAGCATTACAATTATTAGATGAATTGAATGTATATGATGATACAGATATCTTTGAAAACTCTTTCTTAGAAGCATATCTAGAAGCGGTACAAACTGTGATGGTTAATAACCCTAAATTACCTAGTCAAGAGATTCTTAATCTATTGGGTAGGGTAAATGGTATTGTAAATGAAAAATCTTTCCAATACTATAACTGCAGTTTCTCTGTATTATCGTATATGGATACTATAAATAACCTATATCTATTCAAAGGTGATTTTACAGCATTCCATCATATGACTTCTACTATTGTAGATTATATTAATGACTCTTTATATTATATAGAAAATACTCTTCGTGGTTTAAGCTATTATGATAAGTCTAATCATGCTATGTATGCTATTCTTATCCGTAAATATCTTAAACTTACCGACTACTGTGATTACATGAGAGATATTAAGATTAAATATCTTTCTGATACAGATAAAGAGTTTATTCTATCAGATAGATTAGGTTCTGATGTATCTACAAATCCATTTAATGGTGTAGTAGAATCCCGTACTCTAGAAGATTGTGATTCTTTCTTTAAGAATAACTTCTATTTAGAAAATCTTAAGCATATAACGGTAGAATAACCATGTTTGATACTATAAAATATGTGCTTATTAAGTTCTGCAGCTTTTGTAACTTAGATTGTAGCTATTGTATTATTTCAGATAGAGATTCTAAGGCTAAATCTAATGTATTTAACCAGTCTAGGGAACTTAGAAAACTGTTGCTTACTATGGATATCGGACCAGTATTAGACTTTGAGCTTACTGGTGGGGAATGTAGTCTATACTGTAATGAAATTAGATCTTTCATGAAGGAAATGAAGAAAATCGAACGATATAAAGATACAAGAGTAATTGCATCTACTGTAACTAATGGTACTAACTTAGATGGTATCTTTGAATTACTAGATGATAATGTATTAGACTCTTGGTCTATGAAGATGTCTTGGGATGGATTATATTCCGCATCAAAAGTTCGATTTTCTAAATTACCTCAATATGATGATCAATTCTTTAGAGATCAAGTAGCTAAACTTGGGGCAAGTAAATACCGTAATGATATTTTACTTAGAATAGCACTTACTCATGAAACAGTAGATGACTTATACGATTCCGTTAAGTATGCAAGAGATTGTGGTTGTAATAAGATAGAGTATTATCCTCTATATCTTAAAGAAGACCCAATGTATTACCATGATGAAGAACTTCTTAAGAAGTTTAAAGTCCAAGCTATTAAGACAGCCGAGTTATATAATAATGAACCATTTGATTATGAAAATTGGAACTATTTATATTATACTCGTGCTCTAAACGCAGGGAAACCGTTCGATTTGGGATGTGAAATCTTAGGAAAAATGATTTATGTCACTACCCCTGGGGATGTATACCCTTGTTCTCTTTTTAGTGAGAATTTTAAACAAAACTTCATTATCGGTACAGTAAAAGACGGTATTGATTATGACAAAATGCAAAAGTTTGTCAAAGACTACACCGAATGGGATAATGGTTGTAGTGGATGTAATCAATACCATTGTAATAAGTGTCCAGCGATGCTTTATTACACAAGACATAAGGGGTTGGGTTGTTATATTCATCCTTTCAAGAAACTTGAAAGTGATATATTCGAAACTCTAGCACCAGCTCTTACAGAGCAACAAACAAAAAAGATCTTAGGTAGATTAAATTTTGTTAATGATCCTGAAGTAACTGACAGGATGCCTAGTTGGATAGCGAGAGATAGATAAAATATGGAATTTATAAATTTAGTCGTTTATGTAAAGAACGTAGATAAAACTATTAATATTCATTGTAACCTTAACTTCGAAAACGAGTTAATTTTAAAAGAGATTATTAAGAGATATAACCAAACTCTTATTAATCATTTTGGAGCTAAGTTATTTAGTGATAGTATTCTATTCCAAGAAGTAAATACAAATGTGTATAAGAATTATAATAACCTAGTAACTGTAGATGAAATAAATATGGTTGATTCGGTTTATGATAATACTTTCACTACTATAGACTTCTTTAACTTTAGCTCTTTCGATCAATATATGAAAAGTTTAGTGATTGGAGAGATCGTAGGTGTTTGATAACTTCAAATCAATCATGATCAAGATATCTGATAAGTGCAACATGTGTTGTGATTATTGCTTCCAAGGAGAAGGAGTCTCTGAAGGAGTATTTAGCGATATCGATGATCTTAAAAATTTCTTAAAAGATTTACCTACTGGAGATACTTTAGATGTAAAGTTTATAGGTGGAGAACCTTTAATCTATTCTGATAGTATTAAACGTATGGTAAAGGAAATAAGAAAACTAGAAAGAACAAAAGATGTTCGCTTTAGATTTGGTCTAACCACTAATGGTCTATATTTCAAATCTTTAATTGAATTGATTAAAGAAGGATATCTAGACGAAGAGTTAGTAAAAGTAAGCTGGGATGGAAAGTATAGTAAGTATATCCGTAAGTCTTGTTATGACAATGGCTTTGTGAATAATGCTATCTATAGTATAATCAAAGAATGTCCTAATGTAACAGTTAGGATAGCTATACATCTAAAGAATGTAGAATTCATTGAAGAATCTATGCTTGCTTTACTATCTAGAGGAGCTAAATCTATTGAGTTGTATTATATAATGGATTATCCATTATATAGAGATGAATGGTTTATATATAAATGCAAGAAAATGTTTGAAAAGGTTGCCAGAATATATAGCTTCTTCTCATTCAGATATGTAAACTGGGAGTCTCTTAAATATAACACAGATAAAGAAACATCTGAAGCTTCTAAATGTAGTCATCTAGGTTCACATCTCCATATCGATAAGAATGGAGATTTATATCCTTGTGGTATGTTTGTCCCTGATGATAATATATATGTGACCACACAATGGAAGATTGGTAATTTAAAATCTGGTATCGACTTCACTAAAACTAAAGAATTAGAAATGGAGTTGAACAAAGAAGTTGGTTGTTCTAAAGGTTGTAAAAACGTCAACTGTTTTGAATGCCCAGCTGTTAATTTAGGTGAGATTGGAAGCATGACTAAACGGTTCATGCAACAATGTGAGCTTAAAGAAATTGAACGCAAAATTTATAATAAATTCCACGGAGTAGGCTAATTATTAGCCTACTCCAAATCTTCCCTTATTTTTTTCCTTCCAAAAGGGTGTTAAAATCTCTGAACTTCATAATATAGAAGAGAAGAGTATCTTCGAAAAATTTTCAAGTTTACTATTTTCTCATATTCTATATAGAATAATTTTATTTTTTTAAGGAGGTGTAATTTTAATATGGACACAACAAACCGACGCGTCGTTGAAAGCCCTGTTGCTTACGATATCCCTGGCACTAATGTTGCTTCTGGTATCGCTCCATTTAAAACTACCGATAATTATGCTACTCATTACGAAGAGTATGGTCAAGGTGGCTATCGTTCTGTAAAAACAATTGAAGAACGTAATGCTATCCCTAAAAAACGTCGTAAATTGGGTATGCTTGTTAATGTTCTCTCTGCAGGCATTTTCAAATTAACTTCCGATCCTGGTAACGGTAATACTACTGATGAAAACTGGGGTTCTTTGGACTCTGTTACAGTACAAGACGCTACTCCTAGCGATAACCCTACAGCTACTAATCCTGCTGTAGATGGTAACTTGATTACATTGTCTGACGGTGCAATCATGCGTACACAAGTAACTCCAAACTTGCCTTCTTATGTTTTCAATGTATTCTTGAAAGCTAAAGCTGACTATGCAAAAATTCGTTGGTGTGTAGTAGTTGGTCAAACAGTTCCAACTGTTACTTATGTAACTACTAACTCCCGTGGTGAAACAGTTCCTGCTACAATCTTAGTAGATGAATTGGACACTCTTGAATTACGTGCTGGTACAACTAAAGTTCTTGAATTCGAAACATTGGATCATGGTGATACTTGGTTCGTAAACGGCAAAACTTATAACAAAGCTGGTGCCGAAACAGATCCTAACCTTGAAATTATTACTCGAGCTAAATTGAATAAAGCTCTTGAATGGGAAACAGTAGAGGAATAGGAGGAACTGCTAATATGAACATGATTAAACGCTTTGTACGTCTTACTGCAGCTAAATACAGTGAATTGATTACTGGTACTAAAGTAGACGAAGATGCTTTCTATTTCTTGGAAGATACTGGTGAACTCTTCAAAGGTTCCGTACAACTTACAGATGCTCTTGTTGTTATCGACTCCATTGATAACATTCCTGACGTTAAAACAATCCGCAAAGGTCGTTTCTATGTAGATAAAAACGGTGGCGTTGCGGGTATGGTTAATGACCAATGGACTAAATTCATTGATCCTAAGGCTCGTCCTATTAACTACGTAGAAGATGCTTCTCAACAACCAGCTGGTGCTAAAGAAGGTGTATTCTATTTCGACGGTGTTAACTTGGGTGTCGTTAATGGTGCTTCTTATGTTAACCTTTCTAAATTTGATGCATCTGTATGCTCTTTGGTAAAAGATGCTACAGTTCGTCCACAAAACTTAGTTAACGGACACTTCTACCTTGATACTAAAGGTAATGTGGGTGTAGCTATTCAACTTACTGAAGATCCTAACTCCTTAGACTACAACTTGATCATTCAACCTAATACCAACTATGTAACTCTTAGCAAAGTTGAAGATACTATTAAAGAAGCTAATAAAGCAGTAGCTACTGCTTATACAGCTGCAGATACAGTTTTGAAACAAGCTGTAGATGAAGTATTGAATACTTTGAAAGGTCAAGTTGGTGCTCTTGAAGCTAACTTCGAAGAAGGTAAAGCTAAAGAAGCAAAAGTAGCTGATATTGCTCATGAATTGGAAAACCTTCCTACAGACAAAATCGCTACTAAAGAAGAATCCGAAAAAGCAGTTGCTGATCTTAAAGCTGACATTGAAGCTAAAATGTTGAATAAAGTTGAAGTAGTTGTTGGTAAACAACTTTCTACTGAAGACTTCACAACAGAAGAAAAAGAAAAACTTGCTGGCTTAGAAAAATACACACTTCCAGTTGCTTCTGAAGAAGAATTAGGTGGTGTAAAAGTTGGTGAAGGTCTCTATGTAACTGACGGTAAATTAAACGTTCATGAACAAGACCTTTCTGCTTATGCTAAAACAGCTGCTGTTGAAGAAAAACTCAACGATTATGCTAAAGCTGTTGAAGTACAAACTCAATTAGAAGCTTATGCTAAGAAAACTGAATTACCTTCCATTGAAGGTTTAGCTAAAACTACTGAAGTTGACGCTAAATTAGTTGACTATGCTAAAGAAGCTGAAGTTAATACTAAATTAGCTGAAAAAGCTGATGCTACAGTTATCCCTACACTTGCTACTAAAGCTGAAGTTACAGCTGCTGTTGAAGGTGTTGCTAAAACTGCTGACGTAGATACTAAATTAGCCGATTATGCTAAAGCTGCTGATGTTGCTAATACATACGCTACTAAAGAAGCTATCAATGCAGTAGCTGGTTTAGATGCAGATACTGTTGCTGAATTGAAAGTTTTGGCACAAAACTCTGACTTAACTACTGTAGCTGCTAAAGTAGCTAATGTATATACTAAAGCAGAATCCGATGCTAAATTAGTTGACTATGCTAAAACTGCTGACGTAGAAACTAAACTTGCAGCTAAAGCTGACGTTACTGCTATCCCAGACGTTTCTGGTTTAGCTACTAAAGCTGAAGTTGCTACTGCTGTAGCTGGTGTACAAGTTCCTAGTATTGAAGGCTTGGCTAAAACAACTGAAGTTGAAGCTAAGTTAGCTGATTATGCTAAAACTGCTGAAGTAGATGCTAAACTTGCTGACTATGCTAAGAAAACTGAATTACCTTCTATTGAAGGTTTAGCTAAAACTACAGATATCGAAGCAGCTTATGCTAAGAAAACTGAATTACCAGACGTATCTGGTCTTGCTACTAAACAAGAAGTAACCGATGCAGTTGCTGGTGTACAAGTTCCTTCTATCGAAGGCTTAGCTAAAACAACTGAAGTTGATGCTAAATTAGCTGACTATGCTAAGACAGCTGAAATCGCTGAAACTTATGCTACTAAAGAAGCTATCAATGCAGTAGCTGGTTTAGATGCAGATACTGTATCCACTTTGAAAACTTTAGCACAAAACTCTGACTTGACTACAGTTGCAGAAAAAGTGAAAAATGTTTACACTAAAGCTGAAACTGATACTAAATTAGAAGCTAAAGCTGACGTTACTGCTATTCCAGATGTATCTGGTTTGGCTACTAAAGCTGAGGTTGCCGCTATTACTGTTCCTAGTATTGAAGGTTTAGCTAAAACTACAGACGTAGAAACTAAACTTGCTGACTACGCTACAAAAGCTGAAGTAACAGCTGCTGTTGCTGGTGTACAAGTTCCTTCCATCGAAGGCTTGGCTAAAGCTACAGAAGTTGATGCTAAATTAGCTGACTACGCTAAGAAAACTGAACTTCCTGACGTATCTGGCTTAGCTACAAAAGCTGAATTACCTTCTATCGAAGGTCTTGCTAAAACAACAGAAGTTGATACTAAGTTAGCTGATTATGCTAAAACTGCTGAAGTAGAAGCTACTTATGCTAAGAAAACAGAACTTCCTAGTATTGAAGGTTTGGCTACAAAAGCTGAAGTTGCTGAAACTTATGCTACTAAAGAAGCTGTAAATGCTGTAGCTGGCTTAGATGCTGACACTGTAAATACTTTGAAAACTTTAGCTCAAAACTCTGACTTAGCTACAGTTGCAGAAAAAGTGAAAAACGTTTACACTAAAGCTGAAACTGATACTAAATTAGAAGCTAAAGCTGATGTATCCGCTATCCCAGACGTATCTGGCTTGGCTAAAACAGCTGAAGTAGAAGCTACTTATGCTAAGAAAACAGAACTTCCAGACGTATCTGGTTTAGCTACTAAAGCTGAAGTTGCTGCTATTACTGTTCCTAGTATTGAAGGTTTGGCTAAGACTACAGACGTAGAAACTAAACTTGCTGACTACGCTAAGAAAACCGAATTACCTTCTATCGAAGGTTTAGCTACTAAAGCTGAAGTTACTGAAGCGGTTACTGGTTTGGCTAAAGCATCTGAAGTTGCTGCAACTTATGCTACTAAAGAAGCTGTAAATGCTGTAGCTGGATTGGATGCAGATACTGTAAACCAATTAAAAGCATTGGCTCAAAACTCTGACTTGACTACAGTTGCAGAAAAAGTTAAGAATGTATACACTAAAACTGAAACCGATGACAAATTAGCAGCTAAAGCTGACGTTACTGCTATTCCAGACGTATCTGGTCTTGCTACTAAACAAGAAGTTACAGCTGCTGTTGCAGGTGTACAAGTTCCTTCTATTGAAGGTCTTGCTAAAACTACTGATGTAGAAGCTACTTATGCTAAGAAAACTGAACTTCCTTCCATCGAAGGTTTAGCTAAAACTACTGAAGTTGATACTAAACTTGCTGATTATGCTAAGAAAACAGAATTGCCAGACATTTCTGGTTTAGCTACTAAACAAGAAGTTGCTGCTATTACTGTTCCTTCTGTAGAAGGTTTCATTAAAGGTGCAGAAGTTGATGCTAAATTAGTTGACTATGCTAAGAAAGCTGAAGTAGAAACTACTTATGCTAAGAAAACTGAACTTCCAGATGTTTCTGGTCTTGCTACTAAAGCTGAAGTTACATCTGCTGTTGCTGCTGTAGAAGTTCCTTCTATCGAAGGCTTAGCTAAAACAACTGAAGTTGAAGCTAAATTAGCTGATTACGCTAAAACTACAGATATCGAAGCAGCTTACGCTAAGAAAACTGAACTTCCTTCCATCGAAGGTTTGGCTAAGACTACTGAAGTTGATACTAAATTAGCTGACTATGCTAAATCTGCAGATATCGCTAATACATATGCTACTAAAGAAGCAGTTAATGCTGTAGCTGGCTTGGATGTAGAAACAGTAAATAGCTTAAAAGCTTTAGCTCAAAATTCTGACTTAGCTACAGTTGCTGATAAAGTGAAAAATGTTTACACTAAAGCTGAAACTGACACTAAATTAGCTACTAAAGCTGACGTGACTGCTATCCCAGACGTATCTGGCTTGGCTGTTAAAACCGAAGTGGAAACTACTTATGCTAAGAAAACTGAATTACCAGATGTATCTGGCTTGGCTACAAAAGCTGAAGTTACAGCTGCTGTTGCTGCTGTTACTGTTCCTAGCATTGAAGGTTTGGCTAAGACTACTGAAGTAGAAGCTAAACTTGCTGATTATGCTAAGAAAACTGAATTACCTTCTATTGAAGGTTTAGCTAAAACTACTGAAGTTGATACTAAGTTAGCTGCTAAAGCTGATGTATCCGCTATCCCAGACGTATCTGGTTTAGCTACTAAAGCTGAAGTTGCTGCAGTTGATGCTAAATTCGCTACTAAAGCAGACGCATCTGCTATTCCTAGCATCGAAGGTTTAGCTAAAACTACTGATGTAGAAGCTACATATGCTAAGAAAACAGAACTTCCTAACGTATCTGATTTAGCTACTAAAGCTGAAGTTGAAGCACTTAAAACTGAATTCGTTACAGAAGAAACTTTAACTGAAAATATCAATCAATTCTCCACAAACGTTGATGGTAAAATTAACGAAGCTAAAGGTGAATTAGAAGCTAAAGTTACAGAAGTTGATGGTAAATTAGCTGGTTACGCTAAGAAAACTGAACTTCCTTCTATCGAAGGTTTAGCTAAAACATCCGAAGTAGAAACTACTTATGCTAAGAAATCTGAATTACCAGATGTATCTGGCTTGGCTACAAAAGCTGAAGTTACAGCTGCTGTTGCTGGTGTACAAGTTCCTTCTATCGAAGGTTTGGCTAAAACAACTGAAGTTGAAGCTAAATTAGCTGACTATGCTAAGACAGCTGAAGTAGAAACTACTTATGCTAAGAAAACAGAACTTCCAGATGTATCTGGCTTGGCTGTTAAAACAGAAGTAGAATCCACTTACGCTAAGAAATCTGAATTACCAGATGTATCTGGTCTTGCTACTAAAGCTGAATTGCCTTCTATCGAAGGTCTTGCTAAAACTACTGAAGTTGTAGCAAAATCTGTATATGATACTAAAGTAGCAGAACTTGAATCTACAATCAATGATCTCAAAGCTAAATTAGCTGCTGTTGCTTCTGGTACTACAGAACAACGTCCTACTGAAAACCTTGTAGTTGGTCAACAATACTTTGATACAACTCTTGGTGTTCCTGTATACTGGAATGGTACTGAATGGCACAACCCATTCGCTAATATCACTACAGTAGAAGTAGAACACTAATTACAACTAAATAGAAAATCTTTATGGATAGGTCTTATAAGACCTATCCATATATTTTAATTTTAATGAAAGGAGTTACTATATGACGGTTTTAAAGAAAGCTGTTTTAATCGATTATACCAAACTCAAAGATATGATTGACCATGGTACTATCGATAATGAAACAGTTTATTTTTTATCTGGTAAAGATTTACATGATAAGATTAAAGATATCGATACCAAAATCGAATCTAAAGCCGATCAAACTTCTATTCCTAATATAAGTAATCTTGCTACTAAACAAGAAGTAACAGATGCAGTTGCCGGTGTACAGGTTCCTAGCATTGAAGGCTTGGCTAAGACTACCGATGTAGATACTAAGTTAGCTGACTATGCTAAGAAAACAGAACTTCCTGATGTAACTACATTGGCTACTAAAGCAGAACTTGCTACCGTTGAATCACATATTAGCACTGTTGATGTAGATGCTAAAATAGAAGCTTACAATAGTGACGTCGAATCTACTTACGCTAAGAAAAGCGAACTCCCGCATTTTACAGCTGGTAGCGGTATTGCTATATCTGAAGATGGTGTTATCTCTGCAACTGCTCCAGAAGTAGATTTAAGTGATTACGTAAAAGATGAATCCCTTTCGTTAGATGGTCTAGATCTTGTAGCTAAGTATGAAGCAGCTAAGATTAAATATGATAATCCATTAGCTACTACTGAAACTACAGAGACACCTGAAAATCATTAAAATGAAAGGAGATGAATAATATGGCAAATTTAAAAGATACGCTAACACGTGTCTTAGATCCATTTATAGATAAGATAGCAAAAGAAATATCTACTATCAAAGCTGGTATGGATACTACTAAAAGTATCGATGTAGTTAGCTATGGTATCGATAATACTGGTGCTACCGATGTAACTGAAAAGCTAAATGAGCTTTTCCTCAAAGTATCTAAAGAAAAATACCAAGAAGTAATTTTCCCTGATGGTACTTACAAGATTGAAAATGTTGTAAAGATTTTTTGCCCAGAAAAGATGAGTCGTTCTTTGGTTATCAGATCTGAATCTACTTATGGTGCTACTATTGTATGTGACCATACTGATGCTTCTCAAGGTGAACCTATTGGGTTTGTAATGACTCGTAATGCACCAGAAAATGAAGATGGTACAGTAATAAATGCGTATAATGTTACAATCGATGGTTTCATTTTTAAAGTTAAAGACCAAGATGTTGATGGTAGTAATTTTAAATTTATTGGCACGGAAACTAATATTAGTACTTTATTATTTACTAACGTAAAATTAGTAAATCTTCGAATGACTAATACCAAAGACTGTGCTGGTAATAATATAGATTTATCTGCCCAATGTAATAACTTGACTATCGATAATGTAAAAACTAATTACGGTATATATGCTGTATATCTAGAATATAGTAACGGTATAAATAATAGTATAAGTAATATCGTTTCTAATAACTGTACTTATTGTTTCTCAACATACTCATATGCTGATTTCGAAACTATTACTCTTCATTTCGATGATACTGTCGATTTAAATAATGGTACTATGGCTAATTTCTATGCTAATAAAATATCAAACTTTAAATTGACTGGTAGATGGGCTCTTAACCAAAATCCACTATATATTAGCGTTGGACCAAGAGCAGAAATTAGTAATGTTGAATTAGATATTACACTTGACGATAATGTTGATCATGTATTTTCTCAAGAAAAACCTTCTGCGTTTATCTATTTAACCTCACCAGAAAGTGCTAAAATTGAAGTTAAAATAAGCGATCTTAAATTTGAAAAATTCCAAGAAAATTTCGACCACTGGATACAAAAAGGTGCTAAATTCTCTTGGCTTAATTCTCCAGAATTGTCCATTTCTCCAAATGGTGTTACTGAATATCCTGCTTTGACTTTATTTAATAATCTAGGTTCTGTAGATGAATATAGTTCTAGAGGTTTCCTTAATAGAAAATACGAAATTAAAGCGGAAGACTCGGCTAAAACAAGAATCTATTTAGGTTACGATAGAACTATTCGTGAAGAAAATATTGCTAGTACAGATGAACTAGCTGACGGCGAAGGTTCAGCTATCTTCTTCGGTGCTAATGGTGTTCCTTATAAAGACGCTAAAGGTCATGATTATAGCAATTACACTGCAGGTGTTGCTGGTGATGTTTTCTTAGAATCTAAACCAAATAATTCTGGTCATTTTGGTTATGTATCTACTTATAGATATACTACTAAAACTGAATATTTACCAAAAGACGATAAACCTACTTCTGTTACCAATAATGGTGATAGAACATTAACTTTTGGTTTTAATAAATTCCCAGTGTGGGGTAATGGTACATTAAAAGACACTCCAATTACAGTTGGTAGTGTGATGAATGTATTAGGTAAAGGTGCCTTTAAGGTTACTGAAACTAATGTAGAAGCCAAGACCATGAAATGTGAAATTCCTGAAACTTACGATGCTAATGTCATTACTTCATTAGACGACTTAAAAATGGAAATTTATTTCATACCCGATAAACCAGTAAATACTATGGGTGTAATGACGTATGAAACCATTCCAATCATTCACTCTGGTCCTACTGAAAAACGACCAACAGAAAATATTGCTGTCGGTCAACAATACTTCGATACTACCTTAGGATTGCAAATAGTATGGAATGGTACTAAATGGATTGCTAATAATGTAGATATTGATGCTAAATTAGCAGAATACGTTCGTAAAGATAGTATCACAGCTACCGATATTACTACAACTCCAGCATTCATTGGACAAGTTGCGGTATCTGGTGATCAAATCTATATAGCAAAATCATTAGATCATGGTGGTGCTGGTTGGAATGTTATCAGAACCGAATCAATAGATACATTATAATATTTTAATAGAAAGGTTATATATTAATGGCAGTTTTACGAAAAGCTATTTTAATTGGCTATGATAAACTTAACCAAATGATTGAATCTAATTCAATCGATGAAGATGCAGTATACTTTCTATCCGGAAAAGATGTCGTTAATGCAATTAAAAATATCCAAGCCCCATCTACTATTACAGGCGATAAACTTGTTGCCACTGATGTAACAAAAACTCCAGACTTTGCTGGGCAAGTTGCAATATCATATGGTCAAATTTATATCGCTGAATCAACAGAAGGTCCTGGTGCTTGGCGTATTGTACTATTGCAACCTAACGACCATTTATAATTTAATATAGAAAGGTAATTAGATAATATGCCTGAACAAATTAACAAAATTATCTTTACTACTAAAGAAGCATATGATAAAAAGGCAGCAGAGGGATCATTAGATCCTTCTGTTGTTTATGCTATTGATGCTTCTCAAGTAGCAACCACAACCGAAGTTAAGGCTACGGTAGATAATAGCTTTGATAAATTTGGTTTAGGGTTAGGCATCAATAAAGAAGGTGCTGAATTCTATCATACCCCATTAGATCTTGCTGGTATGATTAAAGATATGGTTAAAACGAAATTCGACGTAAATTATACTGGTACCGAACATATCAACTTCGGTAATGGTACTAAGAGGCTTTCTATAACCAATATCCCTAATTCTAATACTTATATCACTGCTATCCAAGATGGTACAAAACATGGTTTTGTTTCATTTAATATAGATAACAATCTTGCTCATGTAACTATCCCTGATGCTGTAGACGTTACAAGAGATTTTGAATTAAAAGCATCTAATATATTTGATACAGCTCATGATACTATCAAAGTAGCTGCCTCATCTGAAGAATTTGCTATTGAAAGATTGAATGCTTTTGCTTCTTCTATCAATACAGAAACTGGTGTTGCTGACTCATTGTCTAGTATCCCTCCTTTAAGATTGTATAATAACGCTCTTTATCTTAAAGAACAATCTCAAAAGAATATTGCCTACTTAGTTAGTTACCAATATAGATTTGTAATCACTGACAAATCTATAACTTTCAATAGTAATGATATCGAAGATATGAAAAAACGATATCATGAATTTAGTGATAGCTTCTATATCTTATTCGTAGATAGAACGTTCAGTTCTTATGTAGATTTAGGTACAGGTGCTTGGAAAGATTTCCCTGCAAGTGTTAGTGAAACTACAACTAAATTAGCTAATTACTTCGATAAATATGCTCTTGATATAGATACTACAAGAAAAAATAAAGTAGATGCTATATTGAGTACTCTTAATACTTCAGATATCGATGTAGAAACAACTTTAAAATTATCCGATAGTGATAATTTCGAAGATGAAGATATGAAAAATAAAATATTGAATGCTGAATGTATAGCATTCAATAATTATGGTACTGACGTTGCTGCACTTGCGAATAAATTGGTTGCATTTAATACAACTAATCCATTGAAGGTTAAAGCTATATTCTATGATGCTGATTTGAGAGAAGAGGCATTTAAAAAATTGAATGAACTTCCTACTTTACAACTCATAATAGCTCGCACACCTTTCAATGACTTTGTGACAGCTGATAAACGAGTTCCATTAATTATTAAAGATAGCTATTATCCATCAATCAGGGTAACTATTAAGCCTGGTGACGGTAAAAATATGGGTATAGATGATCAATATATTAATGGTATTACAACTTTTATCAATTCTGTATCACAAAAACTTACAATAGCCCCACCAGATCATTTATAATTTAGAAAGGTAACTTAATATGGCTGAACAAATTAAAAAAATTATTTTTACCACAAAAGAAGCATACGATCAAAAAGCAGCTGCTGGTACTCTTGAACAAGATGTTATTTATGCTATTGATGCTTCTCAAATAGTTACACCAACCGAAGTGAAAACTGCTGTTAATGATGGATTTGATAAATTCGGTTTAACTCTTGGTATTGATAAAGAAAAAGCAGAATTCTATAATATCCCTCTTGCTCTTGCTGATATGGTTAGAGATGTCGTTATAGAAAAAATCGATGCTGCTTATCAAAATGAAACTTTGGATATGGTTGCTAGTGGTACCAAAGAAGTAAAAGTCGGACAATTTTACTCGAATACAGTTGTTACAGTAAAACAAGATGGTATAGATTTAGGTATGGCTAGATATGACTTAAATCCATCTTTAGTTGAAGATAATAATCAAGGAACTTATCGTGTAGCAACAATTCATCTTCCAGAGACATTAAATTTATCAAAAGACTTTGAAGTTAAAGTCTCCAATGTCTTTGGTACTAAATTTAATACAATTACTTTTAGAGTAAGTTTTGAACCGATAGCGAAAGAAAAACTTGAAGACCTTTACAACGGTATCGATTTTGATGGAATTCCTCTTGTTATAAGAAGCTATAACCCAGGTTATGGTACTGCTGGTAGTATATCTCATAATATCAGATACTTCCAAAATGTAGATACCGCTAAAGAATATTTTAGAAATAATGTGCAGAGCGAAATTAATTATAATACAACATGTGTGGCAATTCCAGACAAGTCTCTATTAACTTCTGATGTATTGGAACTTTTGGAAAATTACGCACATAGCGGTAGATATTTTTTATTTACCAATTTAGAACTTACTGAGTATTATGATATTTCAAAAAATACTTGGAACCATATGCCTTCCGGTATTGATGAAAAATTAACTAAATTGCGTGACTATACTAATTATTACTTCAATTCTATAGCTATAAACAAAGCTAAAACGGATGAAATTGCTAGAACTGTAGATTTATCTACAATCAATACTTCTTCTAAATGCACTTTATATAGTGCAACTCTTGATAGTGATCAAGAAACCCAACTTCGTGCATCTGATGTTATAGATTATGGTAGCAGTAGTGATGCTGAAGAGTTTGTAGATACTTTAATTTCTTTGAATGCTACTACTCCATTGACAGCTAAGGCTCTTGTACTAGAAGCAGAAATTACACAATCTATAATTAATAAATTAGCTGCATTGAAATCATTATTGGTGGTTAAAGCAAGAGGTTTAGACCATAACTATTTTGTACTCCCAGAAAACTTCAAACCATTACTTGTTGATAATTGGGATCAAAAGATGTATATTCAACCTGCTAAAAATAGAGCTGCATATATTGATGCACCAGAATCTATTGCAAATGTAACTCATTCCTTATAATTTTATATAGACTTAGTCACAGACACTTAGAAACAATTCCCTAGCCTAATATTAGGCTAGGGAGTTTTATTATCGTTTACATCTATATAATTTGGAAAGGAGGATTCTAGCTTGGATAAAGTATTTATGAGTGCATATGACGAGAAGTCTATGCCTAATGAAGATATAAGTATAGATGGTTTACATTTTACTTATAATAAACCATTCTTCTTAATTGGTAATAAGAAGCTTACTGGTAAAATGTATTTCGAAGTAAATGTAAGCAATTATTATCCAATATCTGCTTTTCACAATATTCCAATTTATATAGGGGTTTCTAGAGAAGCTTCCTTTGGTGTATTAAATGCTGATTTCTGTATTGGTGCTTTATATCACGAATATGATAAGAACTTTGATATTCAAGAAAAGTTCAATGCAGTTGCTATAAATAATCATGTATCTCCAGAGAAAACTTTAACTCATCTTCCAGGTGGTAAAGATGTAATCGGTGTCGGTGTAGATGTACCTGGCAATAAGATTACATTCTTTAACAATGGTAAAGAGTTTTATTCTTTTTCTCCTACTAATTTTAAACTAACTGATCATAATTTCTATCCTTGTATTTATTCTGATATCTATTATGATGAAGTAGTTTATGATGATAGAGTAGAATATGAGGATATGATAAAGAAACAAATTAGTCTTTATGTAAACTTCGGTAAGACTAATGTTTCTTATCCTCAAGATGATTATAAAACTCCATATGGGTTCTACTATAAACGTACTCCATTCGAAGCTAAATTACCAATCAGAGCTGAAATAGGTGGAGATAAATGGAAAGAACTTGTTAGAAGCTTTTCTATCAACTGTTCTGGAGTTAAAGGTACTTTTGATGATAAAGTTCCTAAGATTATTAGCTCTGATATGAATATAGATGTGACTAGTAAGAATAGATTTGAAATGTATAGTGATTCTACTATAGTCAACTCTACTCTATATGGATCTACAGCATTTGTTAATCTACCTATACCTAAGAACCAAAAGATATATCTAGAATTTACTTGTTCTAGAGGTGAACTTAATGATGGTATTATTGGCATTCCTGTATCTGTAGGTATATCGAATATTAATAACTCTATACTATCTAAGTCTTCTCGTATGTCTTTATGGCACCAAAAACAAGCAGTTTACGAATATAGATTGGTAGAACAGCTTGCTGAGACAACACACCAATGCGGAGATATGGAAACATCTGTAATTCCTACTCAAGGTAAATTGGTTGGGGTATTAATAGATTTAGCCAATAATAAACTTGATTTCTATATTGATAAGAATAAGTTCTATACTTATGACTTAGTATTAGATTTTACTGACCCTTATCAATTAGCTTACTTCTTTATTCACGATGATAGTATCTTTACAGGTTCAGCTGTCGGACTAGTTAACTTCGGTAAAACTAGATTCGATATGGAGCCTCCAAAAGGTGCTATTTCTTTATACTCTTATTATGATAGAGTGTATAGAGAAATATCTGCTAACTATATTAAGATGGTAGCTAATATAGAGAATGATAATAATCGTGCTGGTTATGTATCTATTTCTGCTACTATAGATAATGCACCTAATATGGTTGTACCAGATACTACATCTCTTATCGGTGGATATGGTAGTCTTTATTACTTACTAAATAATTTTGCTACTTTAACTGATCAAGAAGAACATATCATAGGCGATATGGCTTTACCTGCATTTAAAGAAGAAATTAAGAAGAATAACTATGGGTTCTTACCTAATATTAAGAACGAGTCTTATCAATTAGACTTTGGTGAAACTGTAGTTCCTACTTATACTATTTCTATTAAACAAACTAAGAACCAAACTATCATGTGTGAATGTGGTGGTAAGTTCTATATGGAAACCTTTGATGCTAAAGAAGGTGATATTGTATTAGTACATATCAAAGCATCTACTGGTTATGATGCTGGTACAGTACATCCTTATGGTAGATTCCGTGTTACTAAGAATATAACTATCTCAGCAACTCCTGCAACTGTTCATAGATATAGTGTAACTATCATCAATAAACCTAGAGAAAAAATATATGTGGAAGCAAATGGTATTGGTTATACTAATACATTTAACGCTGTATATGGTACTAAGTTTAGAGCATATGCTATCGGAGAAACTGGTTATAACCCAGGTGAGATTAATATCCCTGAAGGTGTAGTAACTTCTGATATGACTATCAGTACTTCTATGAGTACAATTAAGACATTCAGAGTTAATATAGTACAACCAGAGCACTATACTTTGGTAGTAAAATATGCTGGTAAAGAATATACAGAATCATTTGAAGTTCCATATAAATCTATGATTACTTTAGTTCCTACTAAAGTCCATAAGGGTTATGTTATTAACCCAGAAGATAGACCTGTAAACTATATGATGGTAGAAGAAGATGTTACTATAGCTCCAAAAGATGCAGTTGAAGATGTATGTAACTTAACTGTAGTTGGTGCTTATAATGGTAACTTAACTGTCAATGGTCAAAGAGGTTCTGTATTTAAATTCCTTAAAGATGATAAAGTTACAATAGATTTTAAAGTAGAAGATGGTTACTTTATCGAAGAAATCTCGATAGAGCCTGTTCAACACTAATATAAACTTATTGTAAAGAAAGGAGGACTTACTTTGTCTGATACTAATAAAATTCGTAAATTAGCTAAAATGAAGAAAGAAACCTATGACGATATCGTTACTCCAGATATGGATACGTTGTATTTCACAACAGATACTGATGAAATCTTCCTAGGTACACATAAACTTGGTTCCGGTTTTGTCTGGACTGATGCAAATAATCCTAGACCTAAAGTAGGCGTTTCTGGTGTATTCTATATCGATCGTGATACTCTTGATCTTCATATTTGGAATGAACAATTGTATCGCTGGGTATACTTTGGTAATGCTAGTGAAAATAATTCTTTATCCGTTTCTAAGTTCTATGAATTCCGTCAAGATATTATTGATATGGTAGAAAAGAATAATAAACGGGTAGATGATATTATTAAAAATCATTACTATACTGAATCCCGTCTTTACTTTGTAACGGATTCCTTCAAAAAGATTCCTGAAAATGATTATTGGGTTATTAGAATTCCTAAAACCGAAAAAGAAAGAAATCTTTTGGTTAAAAATGTTTATGCTCATTTAGAAGGTACTCCAACATATCAAATCGTTTATCCTGATATCACAGAAACTCAAGAAGAAATTGTTCTTCAATTTACTACTCCTGTAGCTGGTTTCTGTATTTTGAGTTAATTATAAGGAGCTATTTACAATGCCAATATATAAACAAGTGCAACTTGGTGCTGTTCCTCGTAATGTAATCACTACGATCAATAATAACTTCAACAAGTTGACTATTCCTACTAATACACTCACTACTCAAAAGATTGGTGATATTGAACGTGGTACTGACTTAAGTACTTTACCTATCAATACTATTCTTACTAAGCTTCTTACTTCTCCTAATGGTTTTGTAAGTAAAGCTGCTATCACTGATGCATTGGGCGGTAAAGATATGGTTACTGGGGATAAAGTTGGTGTAGCTAACGGTATCGCACAATTAGATGCCGATGGTAAACTTAAAGGTAACCAACTTCCAGAAACTATTTCTAACTCTACTAAATTGAATGGTAAAGATGCATCCTTCTATGCAACTGCTGACGCTTTATCTGCTAAAGCTGCTGAATTAGATAACCGCATCACATCTGCAATGAACTCTATGCAATGGCGTCCATCTGTAGCTAATATTGCTGCAATGAAAGCTATTACACATCCTCAAGAAGGTTGGACACTTTCTGTAGATGATACTAACCAAGTATATCGTTTCGATGTACAAACTACTAAAACAGCCGATGAAGCTGATAAATATATTATTGCTACTGATGGCACTGCTGGTTCCTGGGTAAAACTTGGTACTACAGTTTACTCTGCTGCTTCTACTACTGCTGATGGTTTAATGAGCAAAGAAGACAAAGGTAAATTAGATACTTTAGTAGGTACTGATGTTCCAGCAATCAAACAAGCTCAAACTGATTTGAAAGCTAAATTCGATTCCAATGGTGCTGCTCTTAATGCAGTAAAATTTGGTGGTAAACCTTTAGCTGACTTTGTAACTACAGCACAATTGAATGCAATTACTGGTGGTGCATTTGTAATCAAATCCAAATATATTCCACATGGTAGTTTTACTCCTGGTTATACATTCTCTACAGATCCAGAAGCTCCTACTTACAATGCATATACTCTTCCTGCTGGTGAGTCTGCAGCTTATCGTCTTCCTCTTTCTGCTCTTCGCAAAAATGATGATGGTACTTTCGAATACTTTATTCCTGTAATTAGTCTTTCTGCTAATGGTCAAGACGTTACAGTATTACTTGAAGAACCAGCTGATACTGTATTGGTATATGCTGAAATTAAAGCAGGCGAAGGAATCCAATCTCCTACATCTCCTGATCCAGCTATTTAATTAAATAACTTGTATCCCATCAGATTTTTCTGATGGGATCTATTTTTCAGAAAAGGAGGTAATTAGATGCCTGATACTACTCCTGTTACTACACCAGCTGTAGAAGGTACAGTATCTTCTGAATTGCATGATAGTAATCATATTACGGTAACTAACTTAGCACCGTATCGTGGTGATATCAATATAATTCCAGAAGGTATGAAACTTTCTGAAGTTTTATCTATCATCGTTTATTATCTCGGAGTATTGGATCAAACTGCTCATGTCTTAGATAAAGACCTTCGGGATAAACTAGACAAATTCGTAGCTCCTGCTGAAGGGATGGGTTTCTCTAGTAATGACTTTACTGATGAAGATAAGAAAGCACTTGAAGATGTAGTAAAAGAATTAGAAAAACGTAGTTTATTGACTACAGATTCTAATCATGTAACTATTACCAATATCCAAACTATTGCTAGAGGTGAATTAGAGCATGGAGATACTTTATCCACTGCTTTATCTAAACTTCAGTACATGTTTGGTATTCTTCATTATAAACTCAAAGACGAATATTTAGATAAGGGTCAAATCGATAAAGAGTATGTCCATAGACGTACTGGTCAGGGTTTATCCTCTAATGACTTCGATGATGATTATAAAGAATTACTAGATCATCTTACTACAGATAATGATAGTAATCCTACTTATACTAAACAACATATCGACGATACATTTGTAAAGAAAGATGGAGCTAAAGTTCTATCTACTAATGACTTTACAGATGAATATCGTAATAATCTAGTAGCAATCACTAAGAAATTAGATGATAATTATTTATCTCTTCTTGGTGGTAATATGACTAACCATCGAATTACATTTGAAGTCGGTGGTGGTTTAACCTTTAATGGTACAGATCAATCTGTAGAAACTACTTTAGATAAAGATTTCTACACTGGCACAGCTTATAAAGCTATCCGTGTAGGTAATATGGTAGCTACAGAACGTTCTAAAGAATATCATGTAGGAGATACTGTATTTACAGAAAATCTTCCTATTGGATTATATCTATATTGTAAAACTGCTGGTACTACAGCAGTATTAGAACCTACTTGGAATACAACTCCTGGTGGAGAAACTATAGATGGTACTACTACATGGGTAACGCGTAGATTTAGTTCTTTATACTCCGATGATGGTGAAGAAATTAAAACAGAATATCTTGGTTCTAATGGTGGTGCTATGAATGGTGCTATCAATATGAACTCCCATGATATTAAATTCACTACAGGTGGAGTTAAATTTGCTAATGGTACTCAACTTACAGAAGAAGGATTGAAAGGTAATGCTGATACAGCAACTAAACTTCAATTACCATTTAAAATTAATGGTTTCTCTGTAGATGGTACTGAAGATGTAGAACTAGATTATATTCCTAAAGATGAAAAATCTAGACCTTATGGTGTAGCTACACTTGATGCTCATGGTAGAGTGCCAGTTAACCAACTTCCTTCCTTTGTAAGATCAGTAGAGAATGTTAAGAACTACCAATCTTTACCTAGAATAGGTAATAAGGAAATCATTTATATCACTAATGATAATAATGAAATCTATCGTTGGTCTGGTACAGCTTATATTAACGTATCTCCAGACTCTGCTACTTCTGAAGCTACTATTAAATTAGTAAATCCTCGCAATATCGGTTTAACTGGTTCTGTTGCAGGTAATGCTTACTTTGATGGTAGTGAAGATATCACTATTGAAACTGAACTTAACAGAATTGTAATGGGTGGTAAGTTCGGTAATACTGGTCAATATGTACCATCTTTTACTTTAGGTGATGATGGTCGTATTAGTGCTATCGAAAACCGTAAAGTTGTAGTTCCATTTAATGAAATTACCAATAAACCAACTACATTAGCTGGTTATGGTATTACCGATGGTATCACTCCAAGTAATCTTAATCTATTAGCTGATGTATACTTAGCATTAGCTGGTGGTAATATGACTGGTAATATCGTTATGAACGATGATACTAAGATTGCTGGTAAGAACTCTGGTGTAAAAGTTCATTTCAAATCAGATGAATTGGTTATTGGTAGTGATACTAAAGATGCTATTACAGTAAATGATGGAGATGCTCAATCCTCTATCAATACTTATGACTATGCATTTGGCTTTATGAGTCCTTATAGAGCTACCGATATTGATTCTTTCCGTCAAAAAGATTATGACAGAGTACGTACTATCACATCTCTACACCCATTCAATACATTTGATGTATTTAAAGGTGCTGAGTTAAAGAACGAAACCAACAGTACAGCAATGAGTATTGGTTTTGGTCAAGATAAGACAACTGCTATTCTTCAAATCTCACCATCTAACCATAAAGTTAGAGTTGGTGGTGGTACTAATATCACCTTGGATTGGAAAGATACTATCCCTACTGAAGGAGGAACTAATACCTTTACTGGTACTAATAAATTCACTGGTCCTGTAGACTTATCTGCTGATAATACTACATTAGGTGGTAGAAGTCTTAATGCAGCTATTAATGGTGCTATTGAGACTAAGACAGCAATAGATATAACATATCCAGTTGGTTCTATCTATATGACTACTGATGCTAACTTTGATCCAAACGTATCTTGGCGTGGTACTTTCTGGGAACAATCTGACACTCGTAATAATATTTCATTCGGTTCTGTTTCTGCTACAACATTCGTTTGGAGACGTCAACGTTAAGAAAGGAGCTATACTTAATGGCACAATTAAAAGTTTATCGTGATGGGCAATGGGTAGTTGTACCTTTAGAAGCTACTTTTGTTCCTGCTGCTACTGATACTAAAATTGGTGGTGTGCGAGTTACTAATGGTACTATGCTTCGAGTAAATTCTACTGGTTTGCTTTATGTGGATGAAGATGAATTGAAAACCTTCATTGAAACTAATTATAACGTAACCAAGAAATAAGATAAAACCTATCCCCTATCCAATATTGGATAGGGGTATTTCTTGTGCACGAAAACATTATTATAATTAAACTTCATATTTTATTAAGAAAGGGGTTTGAAATGTTTAAATTTCTTTTCCCATTGGGGGCTAGACTATCTATTGTTATTGATAGTATAGAATACTTCTTCAATACTCTACATGAGAAAAAAGAAAATAAAATCCATTTTGGTGAAATCCCTCCTGAAGATCCTGAGGCAGGTGACCTCTGGATTTCTTATGCTATAGATCATAATAATCTTAGTGAAAAGGAATTTCCTATTTCAGCAAACATTGAACAACTCGAAGTATCAGACCAAAGTCTTTCTATTTCTGCTACTATAGATGATAAGAATGATATTGATACTGTATTCACCCCAGAATTATCTAAAGATGGTAATTGGTTAGGTTATCTTCAAGGTAACTATGGTCAATTAACTAATGACTGGATTCTAGATGGTAATATTAACTGGTTTGCTGTAAATACTAAGGGTGAAATTTGGTTCGAAGCTCTTGGTAAATATTCTGAATATATTAAAGTGATTATTATCTCTATTGATAATAAATATACATTAGTATTTGATGGTTTGCATGATGTATTGAAACGTGAAAAAGGTTTTATTAACGATTGGACTACAAATGATGACGTATATCAATATATTCACTCTAAAGAAGGAGAACCAATTAAATTACATGTAACAGTTATTCGTTATTAGAAAGGAGGATAACATGGCTTTTGGATTGGCTCATTTGACTACTTTATTAAGTGATTCCGCTAATAAGTTATTCAATAAAAAACAAAATAAAATACGTGTCTCCTTTCTAAGACCAAATGCTGCTGAAGAAGGCGACATTTGGATCGATACTGGGGAACACTCAGCACAGGTATTCAATAAACCTTATATAGATGACAATTTCCTATCGTTAACTGCTGTAATCGAGCAATTAGAGGCTTCTAAGGAAGTAAATATCTCTGGTTTTGTAGAAGAGCACTTATCTAAAGATATTAATATCAGTGCAGATATCATTAATAATACTTCCGATAAGTATATTAATATTATGGCTGAAGTATCTTCTAACTGGGTACTTAAATCTGGTCGTAAAGAATATGATCGTATGTATGGTAAACACTTTAGAACTGCTTACTATGGTTATTATACTCCAGCAGCTAATTGGATTCAAGATCAAGACAGACCTCCTGTACAAATTGGTTCTATGCAATCTGCTCAATTTGATATCGATGGTAAACCATTCTATATCTTATCTTTAATGGCTTATTATGATGAAGATAATACTGTTAGTGGTAATGGTTTTAATGTATTATTCACTATTAGAACTCCTGATAGGGTAATACCATTCGATAACCTTACTATTACTATCAATCATCAATTCAGATATCCTAAACGTAGAGACGTTGTCTATACCAAGACTATTACAGCTGAAGAATTTGATTCTGAAGACTTATTAGTTAGACATGCTACATGGGCTGATGAAACTAATGGTGCTATACCTAAGTTATTCGAAATCTTATATGATTTAAACCATTATTCTGATATCCCAGTTAATATTGACCTTAAAGCTACAGTAAATGGTAATACTTATGGGTTTACTAAAACAACTAATGCTTTAATTCATGGTAAAGATATTGATATTCCTGTAGAAGAGATTAGAAAGATCACAGATACTGGAGATATAGATATTCAAACTGGTTATAATATCCTTGGTAAATATAATAACTTAGAACCAGTTAAGTCTATTATCATTAAACGTGAGAAAGATAGTGCTGGAAGGTATATTAAGTATCTAGAAGTAGAATTTAGTGATGTATCATATACAGCAGCTAATATTACACTTAGAGATAACTATGATTCTGGTCTAAGAATTAAGTCTAAGGATATTGTAAATAATAAATTCAAAGTAACTGACCCTTATAAGGTTAAAATCTGGAGTGGAGTATTTAGCACAAGCCTTTCCTCTGGTACAACAGTTATATTTAGAATAGAAGATAAGGAGGATCAAATCCACTATGAGGAATAAAACAATTAAACCTCCAGTGAAGTCTGATAGTCCTTTTACTGTAAATATAGTTCAATCAGATCATCAATTAATTACAGTTAAGCATGATGGTAAGAGTTATACAGAAACTTTTACTATTCCAGCTGGTAAAGTGCTTAACTATAAATCTTATATAGCTCTTACTGATGATGATGGATATTATGTAGGTAGAATTAAAGAAGCTATTGATTTAGCTTCTAATTCTACCACTATTTCTGCTTCTGAAGCTCGTCCTATTATTCATACAGTAACTGTAGAGCAATATCAACTCCAAGATATTAACGTTCATCTTACAGAACCTGGTAATATTATCAGATTTGAGGATGAAACTACTTCTTATTCTTTTACTGCAGAAGATAAGACTAAATATACTTCAGATTGTAGTACTAGATTAGTAAATTATGACCCTGGTACTTCTGATCATCCTGGTCCTGGAGATATTCAAGAGAACTTTACTATTGCTGCTGAAACAAATCCTCAGCGTAATGAAAATGTACAAGTGTTGATATACCAATCTCCACATCAAACCATTACAGTTGATTATAAGGGTACTAAACATACGGAACCTTTCATTATAAAACGTAGAGATATTGTATCTGCTACTATTGAAGCTGAAGAAGGATACAAACCTGGGTTATTGAATCGTACTAAAGTACGTGCTACTAACTTCGATAATATTGTCTTTAAAGCTTCTGCTGCTGGTAAAGCTAAGAAGAAAATTCGTATTAGACAAAAGCGTCATCAAACGATAACTGCTGTATATAAAGGTAAAACTTTTGAGACTACATTTGAAGCTTATCTTGGCGATAAGATTCAATTCTCCGTAGAAGCTAGTCCAGGTTGGACAGCTGGTGTTCTAAATGTAGATGCTGATTATACAGTAGCTGGTTTAGAACCATTAGAAGTAACTGTATCTGATGCAGAACCAGTTATGTATACCGTAACTCCAATCCAAACTCCTCATCAAACTATTTATATTAAATATGGTGATGTAAGAAGCTCTACTCCTGTAAGAGTTCCTAGTGGTACTAGAGTTGAATTTGAAATAGTACCAGAAGTTGGTTATAATGCTGGTACTCTTGATAAATTATCTGCTGTCGTAGATGGAGTAAATATTACTGTATCTGCTACGCCTGCTGAAATTAAAAAATATAATCTCAATATAGTATTTGATCCAGAAGCTCACACTACGTTAAAGGTAACTAAAGACGGTACTGTATTTGGTACTTATACTGAAAATACTGTATTACAATTCCAATATGGGACGGTGTTAACCTTTGCTCTTACTATGGAAGAAGGATACACTGAAACTAGAAATCCTAATTCTATTACTATGAATAAAGATAATACTTTAGTTATCCAAGGTACTTCTAAGAAACAGTTTACTATCACTTTAACACAAACTGATAACCAAACTATTTATGCTATGTATAAAGGGGTTAAGAAAACTGATTCTTTTGTTGTTGAATATGGTGATAGCTGTACATTTGGTATCGAAACCTCTGATCCTGTTTATATTCAGGTTGGTACTTTATCCGCTACCGAATTTACTAATATTAAAGAAAATAAAACTGTAACTGCTACTCCGGCTACAATTAAACCCGCAGATTTAAGTAACTTTGTAATGTTAAGATACCCATTTCCTGCTGGTAAAACTGCTTCATATGCGGATATGACTGTAGGATATGCTCCTTCAAATACTGGATTTATATTCTATAAAACTATAGATAAATTAAGAGAAAATGATTTTCAATTTGCCGAAAAAGCTAAAATTATAACAGCAGCTACTGGTGTATTTAAAAATGCAAGACTAGTTACAAAATTTCCTGTAATCAAATTGAAAAATAATATAAATGATATAAACTCTATATTCGCCGGGTGTAGTAAATTAACTGGAGATGAATTAAAAAGAAATCTATCTGTTTGGGATTTATCTGGTCCTCTTAATATGAGTTCTGCATTCTACTATGATTCTAGTCTAGACTATATTGATATGGCTCCATTTAATAAATCGTCAATAACGAATATAAGTAATTTATTTTCAGATGATTCTAACTTAACAACAATTTCAAATATACGAGATTTAAATACTAGTGAATGCACTAGTTTCTCAACTGCATTCACTAATTGTGAAAAATTACAGTCTGTTGATGTAAGTAAATGGAATACTAGTAAAGTAACCGATATTGGAAATATGTTCTATGGATGCCAAACATTACAGACTATCGATGTAAGTAAATGGAATACTAGTAAAATGACAGCTATGTATTCTGCTTTTAGTAAATGTCAGAAATTGCAATCTTTAGATGTATCTAAATGGAATACTAGTAATGTGGTAAACATGAATTCTATGTTTAATAATTGTAGTTCACTAACTTCTCTAGATGTAAGTAAATGGAATACTAGTAATGTAACAGATATGGGAGACATGTTTAATAGTTGCCAGAAATTACAATCTTTAGATGTATCTAAATGGAATACTAGTAATGTGACAAAAATGGGACATATGTTTACCTATTGTAGTTCACTAACTACTCTAGATGTATCTAAATGGAATACTAGTAATGTAACGGATATGTCACTTATGCTTGGATATTGTAGTTCACTAACTACTCTAGATGTATCTAAATGGAATACTAGTAATGTAAAATATATGAGTGGTATTTTTAGCAAATGTAGTAAATTACAATCTCTAGATGTATCTAAATGGGATACTAGCAAAACAACAAGTATGGGATATTTATTCAGTAATTGTAGTTCACTAACTTCTCTAGATTTATCTAACTGGGATACTAGCAAAGTAACTGAAATGTATTCTATGTTTGAAGGTTGTAGATCTCTTACTACAATAACTGGCGTTTTAGACTTTAAAAGTTGTAAAATTTATTACTATGACGTATTCAAATACTGCGACAATTTAACTTCTGTTAAAGTTAAAAACTTACCTGTAGATATTGATACATTCTGTAGAGATGCCAAAATAGATAAATCTAAAGTTACCGTAGTATCTTAATGAAAGGAGAATAAATTGAGATATCCTAAATTTATAGTTAGGCTTGGCGATTCTCTCGCCAAGCTTATAGCTGATATAAAAGCTGGTCTTAGATTTTATGATAAGCATAAAGAGAATAAAATCACTATAGATCATGAACCTCCTAAGAATCCAGAATATAGAGATATATGGATTGATACTTCTCATGAATATATACCTCCTACACAATACTTTACAGTATTCATTATTCAAGGACCTCATCAAACTATTAAAATCTCTGATGGTATTGGTGAGTATGTATCTAATACTAAACTAGAAGCTAAGACTCCTATTTCGGTAAAAGTTATTCCTGATGAAGGCTATGATGCTTCTAAACCCAACTTAACTCATTTTGTATTATCCGAAGATACTGTAGTAGAAGCTTTAACCGAACCTACTAAGACTATGCTTAGAGTAGATATCAGACAAGTACCACATCAAACTATCACTGCTCATTATAATGGGAAGGACTATACCGAACCATTTATGGCTGAATATGGTAGTGAGATTACGTTTACAGTCACTGCTGATAAGAACTACTATGAAGGTACTTTGAACTATGATAGAATTGATAAACTCACAGAATCTGTAATTATTAGAAATATTGAACCACCTAGAGTTCAATCTTATATCGTTCGTATTAATCAATCAGAACATCAACGTATCTCTGTAGAATATAATGGTAAATCTTATTATGAAACATTCGAAATTCCAATGAGTGTTGCTCATAACTATGCTGTATATATTGATGCAGACGATGGTTGGGATGCTGGTGAGATTAAAGAAGTTAAAGATAAGAATAAACGTGGTACTACTATTTCTGCTTCCCCAGCTTCTCCTATCATGAAGACTATTACAGTAGAACAATATCAAAACCAAAATATCTGGGTTTATGTAACAGAACCTTCTGGTACTGTAGAAGTATATAAAGAAAGATTCTCTATCACAGTTCCAATGAATAGTCATATTACAACTAAAGTAGTTGCTAAGAATGAAAACTGGACCCCTGGTGTTGCTAATATTCAAGAAGCTGATATTACAGATAATATTATTATCTCTGCTACTGAAGCTACTGGTAGTGACGAAGTGCATTATTCTGTAGATGTATTATTCGATATGAATGATCCTCAAGATTTACATGGTACTCTTAAATTGATTACTGGCGATGGTCGTACTATCAATATTACACATTCTGACGTAATTAGACTCGAAGAAAATACAGAAGTTAGATTTGAACTTGTTATAGATAATGGTTATAGTAATGCTACTGTATTAAGTGAATATGTATTGAATAAAGATATCTCTGTTAGAATTAAACCTTCTACCATTAAGAGATATAAAGTTCAATTACAACAATCTGAAGGTCAAACTATCTATGCTATGTATAATGGTCAACGTTATACAGCACCATTTGAAGCTGTATATGGTAGTGCAATTACATTTGGTATTGAATCTGCTAATGCAGAAGATTGGACTCCTGGTCGTTTGAGTATTACTTCTATTGCAAGTTTAGATAGACCTATTACAGTAACAGCTACAGCCGCTGAAAGAATTATGAGATATAATCTTACTGTAGATTTTGTATCTCCAGATTCTCATACTAGACTTAAAGTTAAGAAAGATGGTAACGTACTTGGTACTTATACTGATGACTTTACTTTAACTAGAGTATTACATGATACTAGATTTGAATTTGAAATAGAATTAGATGAAGGTTACAGAAACGATACTGTATTAGAACCTATTACTTTAACTAAAGATACTAGACTTGAAGTTAAAGCTAGCCGATTCAAACAATTCTTAATTACTCCTACTCAAACAGAAGGTCAAACTATCTATATCGTAAATAAAGCTACAGGTGAACGTTATACTGAACCTACTTATGTAGATTATGGTACAGTAGTTGAATTCTTATTAGGTAAGCGTAATGATGTAACTGGTCATTATGAAGCTGGTACTATTAATTATCCTGCTGGATATAATAATGGCATTACTGTACGTGGTGATATTACTGTAACAGCCACTCCAGCTAAACGTTATGGTGTAGTAAATATTACATTACCAGCTGCTACTAACCATGTAGACTCTGATGATTACTTACCTAAAGCACAATATACTGCAACTTATGAAGGAATCGATGGTATTATTACATTTAATAATGGAAATGGCAAAGGTTCTACTAAGACATTTATTGCCCCTTATGGTAAAACTGTAACTATTAGATCTTTCGGTACTCCTACTGGATATAATCATCAAGATGATATCACAGTAACAGTTGATAACGATAATAATGTAACTATTCCAGCTCCTACTCCTAGAAGATTTAGTATTACTTCTAACTCCTCTGAAGCTAATTACTTCAAGATTGTTGCTACTGATATTACCGGTATTAAATATCAACCTAGTGATACTATCCCTTATGGTACAAGAATTAATTTAGGTATTGAACCATTTGATACAGATCATACTATTTCTGAAATTAATGGTTTACCTCTCTATTATAGTAATAAACAAAACAAATACTTTACTTTACCTGATACTATTATGCCTATTACTGGTTATAATACCGATCCAGCTAATGGTAAACTTGGTATAGTTATTACTAAAGATATTAGTGCTGCTGCTATAGTACCTACTACAGGTGCATATGGTATAGTAAATATTACTGTACCTGCATTTAATGGTGTTGTAGATGACGAATACTTACCACATGCTTCTTATGTAGTTTCTTACCAAGGACTTACAACTCCTCTTGTATTTACTAATGGTAATGGTAAAGGCGGTGGAGCTAAATTTGTTGCTCCATTTGGTGCTAATGTAACTATTAGACAATCTGCAGCTATTACTGGTTATGATACAATTCAAGATGTTACATTCACTGTAGGTGTAACTAATAATATTACCGTACCTAACCCTACTCCTAAGACATATCTATTCACTGCACATAATGTAGAAGATCATTACTATCGAATTATTGCTATAGATGAAACTGGTCATGGGTACGAAAACGGTGAAAGAATCCCTTATGGCACTAAAGTACGTTTCAATGTTGTACCATACGATGATGACTACAGCGTAATATCTATGGATGGTATTGATTTCGATCGTAGTAATGCCACAAATAAAACATACCTCTTACCGGATACAGTAAAATATTTATCTGGTGATGAAAATCTATACTTCGTTCCTGTCAACACATTTAAATATGTAACCAATGATATTGATACATCTGTAATAGATGGTGATGGTAATATACCATTTACAGAAGTTAAATTTATTGATGTTACATTTGAAGATCCTACAAAAGCTTGGATTGAAACAATAAAAGAGGCAAGAATGGCAGGAATAGTTTATAACCAATATAATGGTCTTAATAAAAATAAGACTATCTGGGTATATAATATTCCTAATGACAAATTACAAATCACTCCAGCTTTCTCTCCAGATATTTCTGCTCCAGCATATGTTATCGATAGATTAGATAGTTCTACATATAGGATTCCTATTACAGCAAATACTATCAATATTCCTGTACCTAAACTAGCTGGTTTAGATATTAATATCAGATCTTCTAAATTCCAACCTATAACTGCAGTATATGATGGAACTAGATATACTACTACTTTCCGAGTTCCAAAGAATTCTACTGTAACTCTAGAAGCTCCTGTTGATACAGAATTATTCACAGGTAAATTATTATTCGAAAAACCATCGCTCATTGATCCAGGAACAAGGATAAAGGATGAAATAATAAATAATAAACTCAATGTAACAACTGCGGGTGATATTATTTCTGAACCTGAATTCTTATGGGAAACAACTGGTGAGTTTAGAGGTAGATTACGTTTAGCGGATAATAGAATAAAAGAAGCGGATAAGAAGAAGATTGATAAGATATTTAATACCGGATTAGTTAAGAATGCTAATAGTGCATTTAGGGCTATCGAAGGTGATTCTTTTGATGGGTCTACATTTGGTCCGGCTATGTCTAGTGTAACTAGTTTATTCCTTGCTTTTGATAATTCTGGTCTAAAACAAATCAATGTCTCTAACTGGGATACAAGTAATGTAACGAATATGTCAAATACATTTAGTCATTGCGAATTATTAGCTTCTGTAGATGTAAGTAAATGGAATACATCCAAAGTAACAAACATGGAAGGTATGTTTGTCGATTGCAATTTATTAGCTTCTGTAGATGTAAATAAATGGAATACATCCAAAGTAACAGATATGGCAAGTATGTTTAGCAGCTGTGGTACATTACGGTCTATAGATGTAAGTAAATGGAATACTAGTAATGTAACTGATATAAGTGGTATGTTCTTTGGTTGTGGTTCATTACATTCAGTAGATATAACCGGATGGGATACTAGTAAAGTTACAAGTATGGATAGAATGTTCTTTAACTGTAGCTCTCTTACTACAATAACAGGCGTATTAGACTTTAAGAATTGTACTGAATATTATGGTGCATTCTTTGGTTGTAACAATCTCACTTCTGTTAAAGTTAAAAACTTACCTGTAGATATTGATACATTCTGCAATGCCGTTTTAATAGATAAATCTAAAGTTATTGTAGTATCTTAATGAAAGGAGAATGATAAATGGAAATTCTAAAATCTAGTGATTCTCCTAGGGTGATAGCTGAGAAGATTGATAAGAATCTATCTTTATCTAAGAAAGGATATAAATATCATTTCGACGTTAAACCTCCAGCTAATCCAGATGAGAAAACTTTATGGATAGACTTATTCGTTAAGACTATCGTAAAAGAAATAAATACTAAAACTTATGCTGATGAATACTTTGCAGCACATCCTAGTATAAATAAAAATACCTTTAAATATATTGGTGATGATGGTAAACCTACATTAGAATTCAAGAAGATGGTCTATGGTGATGATTATGATCCAGATGCTAAGTATGTTCTACAACCTAAGAATAGTACTATAGCAGGTTTCTGTAAACCAATAGAAACTCAAACTGGTATTAAACCATATAACTTGAAAGAAGTAGTATTTAATACCAAAAATGTAATTGATATGACAGAAGCATTTTCTGAATGTGGAAATATTACAACTATCGATACATCAAAATGGGATATGAGTAATGTAATAACACTGGATAGATTATTTTATAATTGTTCTAAATTATCATCGCTAGATGTCTCTAAGTGGGATGTAAGTAAAGTAACAGATATGAGCTACACTATATATAACACCAATCTCACATCCCTAGATGTATCTAAATGGAATACTAGTAAGGTTACCAATTTAAGTTCAGCATTTGCATTTAATTATAAACTTAAATCATTAGATGTATCTAAATGGAATGTAAGTAAAGTAACAAATATGAGTTATGTATTTGATTATTGCAAGGCTTTGTCATCATTGGATATATCTAACTGGAATGTGTCTAGTGTTACCGATGTATCAAGCATGTTTTATGGCTGTAGTGGTTTAACCTCATTAGATGTATCCAAATGGAATGTATCTAATGTTACTGAAATGGGTTCTCTATTTTATGGCTGTAGTGGTTTAACCTCATTAGATGTATCCAAATGGAATGTATCTAGTACTACTGATATATCAAGCGTATTCTATAATTGTAATTCATTAAGCTTGTTGGATGTATCTGATTGGAATGTATCTAATGTCAATACAATGAATAGTTTATTTACATTCTGTAGTTCATTGACTTCATTAGATGTATCCAAATGGAAAACTAGTAATGTTACCGATATGTCATATTTATTTAGTAGCTGTACAAACCTTCCATCAATAGATATAACTAAGTGGAATACTAGTAGCGTAACAAATATGCAATACATGTTTAATAATTGTAGATCTCTTACATCATTGAATATATCTAAATTGAATGTATCTAATGTATCAAATATGGATTCTATGTTTAGTAATTGTATAAAACTAGTAACTCTAGATATCTCTAATTGGGATACAAGAAGGGTTACTAATATGAAAAATATGTTCGCTCAGAATGATAAACTCACTACAATTACTGGTACATTAGACCTTAGATCTTGTACTGATTACAAGGATATGTTTAGTGGATGCACTAAACTCACTATGGTTAAAGTTAAAAACTTACCTGTAAATATTGATACATTCTGTACAACAGCGGGTATAGATAAATCTAAAGTCGTAGTAGTTGCATAAACTAAAGAGAGAAGGCTTTATAACCTTCTCTCATTTAATTAAGGAGAATTTTCTTTATGATAGAAAAACTAAAAGAGAAACTTCAGACCTTAGGAGGTAAAATAAATGAAAATAACAAAGAGCATATTATTAAAATCTGTTCTATTTGCATCATTATTGTTGCCATTATACTCTTCACAAAGTCTTGCTTCGGACCTAAATCCGAACCAACCGATTCAAGTAAAATCAGAGAGTCAATCAGATATTCAAAAGAACTCAATTCAAATGTTATCCGCAACCTTGAAGATGCAAACAGATCTCTCGATGAAGCTCAACAATCAAATTCAAGAGCTCTCTACGGAATTGAACGTATTGAAGAATACCAATCAACAACTGGAAGAGAACTCAACGAAGCAAGAAACGGAATTAACAATTCTCAAGAGCTCGTTGAACGATTACAGACTTCAATTGGATCAAGCCAAGATAGCTTACAATCAACAACAAGCAATCTTGAATCAACTCAGGGAAGAGTTGACAAAATCGAACAACTCAATCGGGAACGCAATGAGCTCCAATCAACAAGCTCAAAATCAATCTCAAGAAGTGAAGAATACCTTGATGGAGCAAAAGGCACAGCTAGAGAGCTTGAGGAAGTCATTAGACGAAGCAACGAAGAACTCAAAGCTATTAAAGACTCAATTGGATCTAGTGGAGAGTGAGTTTGAGCAATATAAAAAATCAATAGAACACAAGTATAAAGTTGCTAAAAATCAACGTAATTTTGCGTATGTATTAACAACTATATTTGGTCTAGGTGCTATTCTAAAGCATTAATAATATAATGATCAGATAATTTTCAAAAGAATCTCCAAGAGTCTAATAATAGACTCTTGGGATTTTTATTCTAATTATAAAGGAGGATTAAAATTAAATGTCAAACTCTCCTATCAAGAATAGTACTCTTAATAGAACTAATTTAGCAAGATTAAATAAAGTATTTGCTGATGCTGGTAGTAAAGGTAAAACTATTATTGCTACAGAAACTCCTGGTGGGGTACAACCTAACGATACTTTATTTTTAAATACAGATAAAAAAGATTTCCCTATAATTAAAAAAGGATTAGACTATTTCGAAAACTTCGCTTTAAAGAATATTACTAACTATCAAACAGTTAGAAAGTTAGATGATGATATTATAGCTAAGATGTATGCTACAGATAATGATTATAATTTTAATACAGCTGTTGCTATAAATACAACAAAAAATATGTTTAAAGATTGTGCTAATCTAGAAGAAGTTCCTAGATTTCCTAATATATATGGTGATTTTTTAACATCCGGTGAAAGTATGTTTGAAGGATGTAGTTCTTTAAAATATGTCGATTTCACAAATCATTCGATACAAACAACTACTACAACTAAGGAATATTTATTTGCTCGTGGTGCTTCACTCAAAAACATGTTTAAAGGATGCACAAACTTAAAGCATATATATGGTTGGATTTCTATAGGTAGTGGATTAAAATCTGTAGCACAAGGTTATGCATTGGGAGATTCACTTACAGAGTTTAAAGCATTTATAAATAAAACTTTCGATTCCATGTTTGAAGGTTGTATTTCTCTTAAACGTGTAGATATAATGATTTTAAATTATAAAACCACACCAGCCTCAGAATCTGATCCTGAAATAAAAAATATTTTGGATAATGGTCTTGACGGTCATCAACTAACTTTAAATGAATTAAAGTCATTAATTAAAACTGCTTCTAAAGCTCCTGAGTCTTTAGAAATTGTATTGTATTAGGAGGATACTATGGTGATTAAGAAATTATACTCTAGTGATTCTAGAAGAAAAACTATTTCTAAATTAAACAATAACTTCATAGCAATCTCTCCTGATGTTATTTTAGATATATCTAATAATGCTCCTACCGAAAATATGGAAAATATTATCTGGATTGATACATCTATGGATATTAGTATAAAGGAAATAAATACCAAGACATATGCTGATGAATATTTTACATCTCATCCAACTATAGATAAAAATACCTTTAAATATATTGGTGATGATGGTAAACCTACATTAGAATTTAAGAAGATGATATACGGCGATGATTACAATCCAGATTCTAAGTATGTTCTACAGCCTAAGAATGGTACTATAGCAGATTTCTGTAAACCAATAGAAACACAAACTGGTATTAAACCATATAACTTGGAAGGGGTTGTATTTAATACTAAGCATGTAAATACACTATTTCAAGCTTTCATTAATGCTAATAATCTTGAATCAGTCAATACTTCTTCATGGGATACTAGTAATGTAACTAATACAAATAATATGTTTTTTAACTGCAAAGCATTAGCTTCTTTAGATGTAAGTAAATGGAATACTAGTAAAGTAACAAATATGTCAGCTATGTTTTATATATGTAAATCATTAACTTCTTTAGATGTAAGTAAATGGAATACCGGTAATGTAACTGAAATGGCAAATATGTTTTTAAACTGCGGTGGATTAACTTCTTTAGATGTAAGTAAATGGAATACCGGTAATGTAACAGATATGTCAGGTATCTTTAATAGTTGTCAGAAATTACAGTCTATAGATGTAAGTAAATGGAATACTAGTAATCTAATCAATACAGCAAACATGTTTAACACCTGTAGTTTATTAACTTCATTAGACCTATCTAATTGGGATACTAGTAATGTAAAGTATATGTCATTTATGTTCGCTAATTGTCGGTCTCTTACAACAATAACAGGTGTATTGGACTTTAAGAACTGTATTTATTATAACGGCATGTTCCTTAACTGTACTAAGCTTACTTCTGTTAAAGTTAAAAACTTACCTGTAGATATTGATACATTCTGCAGAGGAGCCAATATAGATAAATCTAAAGTCATTGTAGTTCAATAGGAGGATTAAATGGAAATTATTAATACTAAAGATCTTCCTTATACTTTTGATATTAAGGATAATATGCAACTTAAAGTTGTTACTAAAGAGATCCCCACAGGAGAGCTTAAATGGACTAAGTATAAGTCTAATGATGGTTCTAAAACATTCCTTTCTCAAAGCTTTGAGCTCAATATTCCTGGCGGTATCACTGCTGTACAGATTTTCTTAAGTCAAAATGATGGATCTCCTGCAGCTAATATCAGAATACAGAACTTCCATTCTAAAAAGTATTGGTTTGATAATGTAAATACAGATACTATGTCTTATCCTATTATCAAAGTAAATCAATATCAGAAATATCTTCTTATGATTGATGAAATTACTGAATTACCACGAGGTGGTACTCTTAAGTTTAGATTCGGTAATGACATCAATAAGGCTACTCCAGATCTTATTGACATATAATTAAATCAATAAGAAAGGAGGACTAAAAGATATGAAATATTTCTTGTACCTTATTGGTCAAATCCTATGCACTCTTCTCTGCTACCTAACTAACTGGTTAGTTGTATTATTTGCAGATGAAGAAGGTGAACTTCATGGTTTCTTACACTATTGGCAAACATGGGATAGTACTTTAGATAACAAAGACTATGTTGAAAGATATGGTTGGAGTTTCTTAAAGTATGATTATGATAAATACTTCAAACAAGATGAAGTTCTACTTGAAGAAGGAGACTTTAACCGTAAGAAGTTTATCTCTAAAGTAATCAATCCTAACTTACCAATATCTGTAAGAATTAAACGTTACTTATCTCGGGTTTGTTGGTTATATAGAAATAATGCGTATGGATTTGCATATTATTTCTTCTCTGTAAGAGTATGCCCAACTAAGTTGGTATATATTTGGAAGAAAGTTCAAGGACCTGGTAAACATGGATACTTGGTATATGAAAAAGGTCACAACCTTTGGAATACACCATGGGCATTCTATGATAACCGTCATATTAATAAATATATGGACTGGTGTAACTATCTTGGATGGAAAATTGTTAGAGAACCTGGTAAATCTCCTGATGAGAAGTTCCAATGTATGTTAGCTAACCGTATTGCTATCCATGGATACGATAACGATTAA